CGCTGATCGGGGACGCCCTGCGGATCTGGGAACGACTTATGGCTGAAGTTGAATACATACTTCAATCGGAAGTTTTCTACTTACGCTTATCAAGGTTTACCAAAGAGGGTCGGACAACATAACCATTATCTAAAGCAATCTGCGAAACCCGAGCCCGAGTAAGTCCAATACGTCTACCAATTTCAGCATATGATAAACCTTCGTCAATCATATCTAAAATTTGCTTATTCCTAGCGTAAGTCTTACTCATCTTCTCAGCATCCACAAATTCATTATTCATTATCTAAACCCTTTTCTAATTTCTCGTGGTATAACCGTCCGTGCTCAGCATCGTTTTTGTCAATTTTACGATATGTTGCACCATTCGGATTAAAGAAGTATTCGTTTAGCGGCCCAACTTCTTCAGTAGAGGGGCCATACTCAAAGATTCTAGCAAACCAAGCTGATGGGGTGAAGCCATACTCTTTATTGAAACGTACCGTCGCAACGCTTGTTGCCTCTTGAGCATCTTGAGCATCATGGATTAAGATAGGCAGTCTAAACTCTACTACCCAATAACTTTTACTTTCTTCTGTTGCCATTATTACCTCAAATACAAAATAGGATTAGGATTACGAACGGAAAAAAGATTACAAGCATTACACCAAAGGTAGCAATAAGAATTGCCATAATGGTGAAAAACAAAATATATCTTGCAATACCAAAGGCTAGCCACATTTAAACACTATCCAAATCTGCTAGAAGCATCATCAGCCTACCGATACGCCTATCTGCAATATCGCGGAAATGCCTATCGGTATCGCCATAACCAGTAGTAGCGTGATCGAGCTCATGAACAATAGTAGCCACCATATGCTCCACGCCCAAGTCCAAGGCCCTCACAGAAAGCATAATCTTTCTGTCATCTGCTACCCAGACACCATGAATAGTTTCTTGATGACCACGGGGGGCAAACGGAACAAACTCAATATCATCAGAGATTGTCTCGAAACGACCCACAACATTCAACGCCTTAGTCAGAGTGGCTTGACGAACATAGCTCAACTCATCAACAATATCAAAGTCGGCACGAGTGCCCAGAATATTGGAGACATTGAGTTCTACATCACTCGGGCTGCTGACAATAAGGCGATAGACAATATAGTTATCAACCTCACGTGCAGTTAGACCACGCATCTGAAGCTGAATGGCAAGCTCTTCCGAATAATGACCTTCGACACCGGAAGGACAAATAGGAATGCAAGTCTCACCATATTGCTCAACCCAAACCTCGGCCCAAGCAGCATCAGACTTCAAATGATCGAAATGATACGCTGCCAGACACCACTCCACGCAGGAATCATACTCAGAGCTTTTGTCGAGGATGAAGATATCACGAATAGCATCTTTATCGCTCAAGTTACGCAAAGCATAGGATGCTACTGAATCAATCTGATAAGCATCAGAGATGCGTCGCTCCTCGTTCAGTCTAAAACCGCTGTGTTGATACGAGAAGATAGCACAAGGATCAGCAGTATCACCAATCCAGATACCACCCTTGCCGTAAAGTTTGCCATCAGACACATGAGAAACACACTGCCTAACGGAATCCTCAATTACATAGTTCTTGTAAAGACCAATATCCGAACCGCCAGCAGCCTTGGAAATAAAGTCAGGCTTAGCCTCGTGCTTGAAATACAAGTCATTATTATCAAAGAACTCAAGCAAATCTGGATCGGCAGAGAGATAGACATCGAAATAGCCATCTTTACGTTCAACGCTATCAACAATCTCTACGCTGTAATCTGCACCGAACTCCAAGTTAGCATCGAGAGCATTCGCAAATGCCTCACGATAAATCTGGAAATCAGTATCCCACGAGATTACACCCGCATCAAGAGAGAAAGACGAAGGGATATCAGTTACGCCTTCTTCAGTCGTGTAGCGATAGTAAACGATGTCGTAGCCGTCAACATCCTTGGTAATGTAATCCAAGCGGTAATCACCACGGTCATCGCTACCGAGACAAATCCACTCAAAACCCTTACGAATAGCAGCAACAGGCGCCAACTTAGCACCCGAGCCAAACTGGCCTACAGTAGATTCATTATCGCGCTTAGAAGAGATACCCATCTTCTCCAAGCGAATACGCGGCACACAGTCCGCACGGTTACGGAATCGAATATAACTCACTTATCCTCCTTCTCTGCTGGAACAATAAACTCACGGGATACTACGCCAAAGAATCTGCGAGTTTTGGCGTCTTCAATATAAATACCATCTTCAACGTCATGAAATGGCCACCCAAAGGGATATGTTCTACGCACAAGCGTAGTCTCTTGTGGATACCAAGGCTTCAAACTTCGTTTGTTTTTATAGTTAGGAATAAACCAATACAATTCTTCTGCTGGTTTCTGATTAATCCTAATCCTAGTCATCAGTAAACATCATCCGGCCAATAAGGTTCTTTCTCGGGAATGTCATCTGCATCATACTCTGGCCTCGTATCGATTTCGCCGTCCCACTCTTTAGAGCACTGCGGGCACTGAAAGGAATACGTGGCATAAATCGAACCGTAGTCTGCTTCGACTTCAATCTCACCAGACCAACCACAATCGCAACTTTCATCGACTGCAGTTTCTCTAGCATTCCATCCGGGTAAATCACTATGAGTTACACCATCAGGAAGATTATCATATCTACCCATCCTCACTCTCCTCTTCAACCCAAGCGTCACAGTACTCAATATCGAGCAAGTTTACAAAAGCAATATCCTTAATAGCCTTATTTGCAAACTGCCCATCTGCATAGTTTTCAGCAAACTTCTTTTGATAATCTTGAATAGCAGCACGCAAAAAGTACATAAACCCAAAACTGCATGCAGAGGTATCATTGATATTAGCATCAAACTTATATTGAACATCAATAGTAAGACGCATACCATTATCTGGTTCCCTCAAGTCAAGGGCTTCCAGAACCTCACGCTTAGCGTCATCTGGGATGTCAGTATTAATAATAACCTGCTGCACGTAAGCAGTGCTATCACCATCTACATCTGGCCAAAAAGACATTAGATATCTAACTTTCCCTGCTCATCACAAGGCTTAATATCAGCCTCATTCACACCAATCCAATAGAAATGCGGAGGGTTGTGGCATTCACAAGCAATACCGACAAACTCATTCATCTTACCGAGAAATCCGGCGCCAATGAAATCATTAGCATTAGCAGAACGCACAACGGTAAAGACTCTACCGTGCTTTCGCACGATAGAGTCCACCCGTCCCGCATCTAACGCTTCAATAGAAACTTTAGTCATTAGGCTTCCTGACTATTTTCATAAGCGACATTTTGCACACCATCAATCCTACCAATAAACGACTCTGCATCGGTAGCTACATCATCGATATCGGTGCCGTACTCAATTTCAACGTCAAAAGAGATACGCCATCTGAGCGACGGCATCTCAAGGCCAAGGTCATAGAAAATGCACTCTCGGAGGTATTCTCCAATATCGTTACTCATCAACGAACGAATAACGTCTTCCTTGAAAGCTGCAAGAGCACGACCCGACTGCCAATGAGCATTTCGAAGGTCATCGATAGTCTTATTCTTGTTGGCAAGCGCAATCTCAGCCTCAGCAAGGCCTTGAATCATTGCATCAATTTCAAGTCCACGCTGACGGATCTCTGCTGTCTTAGCCTGAACAGTTTCATTATCATTATTAACGGGGAAGGACCCCATAGGCATAGTCATTATGCACTCTCCTTGTTGTTGGAATAGAACTTTTCACTAATACCGTAACCCTTTGCCTGAATGAACTCCCAATCAGGCTCAGAGTTATTATTCATATTGATAGTAGTTACTAGCGTTACTTGATTATTATCAATTTTAAAGATAGTCATTGTACTCGAAGGCACATCAATAATGTAAGCCCACTCAGCACACCAAAGATCATCTTCCTCAGAACCCGTCCAAGTAACCCAATCTTCTGCACTAGCGTCTGTGTAAATCGTTCCGTAGCCCGGAACCACATTTCGCAGTTCTTCTCCATTGATAATATCAGGCACTAGCTTACTTTCATTTAGGCTAGACCACTGATAGTTGGTAATGAAAAGCGTGGCGGCAACTCTTTCGATGCCGTCACGCTTCACTAAATCCCAAATGGCTTTGCCATTATAGGTCGGATACCCATCCCAATGGCAATAACGACCACGAAAGCCGTCACCATAAGGATGACCAATAATGCTTCTAGTTGACATCTTTTGGACTCCAAGGCATAGCGATAGGATTAATATAATTTTCATGAGGATCACCAACCACGTGATAACAAGTATCACAATATGGACCATCAGTCCATTCTTTGTTGGTATCCATAAGAAGCCAAATACCGAGACTATCTACCCCCTTGCAACGTGAACAGATATCGTAATCACCATCACGCTTTACAATACGAAGTGCATCTTCTTCATCTTCGTCATACCATAAATCAGAAGCATGAAGCATAAAGTCACGCACAACGACTGGCATAAAAATACCGTTGCTAGGTAGGTAGTCTTTGATGTCCATAATCTATGATACCTCATTTCCACCATAGTAATCGTGGCTCATATCAACATAACAAGATGAGCAGAGCGGACCAGAGATAATCTCATTATATCCATTACGCTCAACTTCAAGAAGCCACATACCAATAGAACCTTCACGATTACAGTTGCTACAAGGCACTGGATTACTATCATCTTCACTATAAGAAGAATCACGAAACTCAATGTCAAGAGTTTCATAAGTAATAGTTCCAGGCTCAATACCAGCATTAGCAGGATGCCGATACTTAGCATTCTGCTCTTCGAACAAATCGATACGTCGAATCAAAGCGTTACGCTCAGCGTACTCGCTACAACGACGACAAAGAAAGTTCTTCACTTCAGTATCATCAGGAATACCATAGTTAGTCTGGCACACCATGCAATATGTTCCATCCCAGAACTCAATATCAGTCATAATCTAACCTCTTTTCGGATTGTAGGCTTGTGCGGAAACAGAATCAACAAACATAGGCTGATAGCCAGCCTTATGTCCACAAACAAGAACAATACGATTAGTGCGACTCAATCCTAACTTTACGCAGTTATCGGATTGGCACCAATCATACCCTAACGCAATACGCTCAGAAGAAACATCGTTATTATGGCAAAACTTACACTTACTCATAAAATAACCTCCATTCTGATTCGGATAGGTGTGGCAGGTCAGGGTCGAGAATAACACGCGGGAAATCGACTTGTCAAGGCATTTCTTTTTGGGTCGCAGAATCGGTGCTCTCAGATCTCACCGAATGACGCCCCGCCCCGATCGGAAATCCAGACGCCGAGGCGCCGATCGGAAGATGCATCCGATCGGCGCCCAAGCGATCTGGGAACAGATTAGGGCTAACTTTGAATATGTATTAGAAATCGATTCTTTTATTTCTATCTCTCAATCTAATCCAAATCAAATGGCCGACATCTGAAACCATCTTTGAATGCACTTATACTTTACATAAGCTTAGACATTAAGTGCATCATTTTTAGCGTTTAAATTTTTACAAATTCCAAGGACTACGACCGCTACCTTGATATAAAGACCAAGCTGCTTTAATATTACATTCTGGAACAGTCCAGTCTGTGTGCCCGCACACAGCGAGAAAAATACCGCTATGCATAGGCATCATCATCTGAAATAATCCAGATGCACCGGATGCATTTCTTGCAGTCGGGATACACCTTGATTCCCGATACGCAATAGAGATAGCCCATTCTGCATCTCTTTGCCAAATACTGCGAATCAAATCTGCGTATTGGCAGGGGCTACTACTCCGAGGCTGTTGAGCAACATTTGTCGTAGGTGTTGCTGCTCTTTGTCTTGCCAGCGTTTCCGACCGCCTGCGTTCTTCGGCCTGCTGTGCGGCAATTCTATTCTTCTCTACTTGCGTATTCCAGAGAACCACAGCCTCTTGGTGCTCTTGGAATCTAACTCTTTGTTCTGCCCGAATTTGGTTGAATACCTTTGTGTCGTCAACCACGATACTTTCTCTGGATGCTTTCGGTGAAGCATCCGTATTACTATGTTTATCAGTGATTCCACCGATTGATGCTGTTATAAGTAAGATTAAACTCGATAATAATATTCTCATAATTTCTCCTTCTGCCGGATTATCGGCTATTTTTCGGCTAGCCTACTTTGACTCTCCGAATAATTAACAGGGGTAGCCCGTGGGGAATGGGAGTACGGGCTACCCCTGTTAAAACTTTATAGATTTAGTTGTCAGCTACGGCGGGAAGACTTCTTGGCCTCAGCCTCGATAATCTCATCAACCTTAGCTTCCGCAGTCTTACCTTGGAAGTAAAGCGTCTGCTCATCCTTGCGGTAACGAATTTCCACAGCCATTCCAAGATTCTTGGCGGCAGTACGAATCCGTTGCGAGAGCGAGTTGTAATGCTTACCCTCTTCGACGTTCTCAATCGCCTTCGGCTTGCAAGTCTTAAGCAGTTCCTGAATTTGACGCGTCTCCTCAGAGGCACGCTTGCCCCCGCCACGAACCAACGGCGGAAGCTCTTTCACATCCTTAATGTCCATATCATTTCTCCTGTGTAACTTGCCGGAGCCCGGTGCCCCGCCTAGTGGTAGGTAAGGTACACGCCCCTAAGTACGATTTCAAGTCGGGGCGATAAATTTCTTTTTAGCCTCGCATCTAATTCATTTTTTGAGATGCGCTCATATCGCGAGTGTCTTCCAAAAATCTGGTCCGGAAAGCATTTTTCGGCTTGCCTGCCGCAAAATATGCGCCACCCCATAGCCCTGTTTCCCCCACCGTAATCGCGTGTTGATAGCACGCCTCACGGACTTCACATGAATTACAGAACCTAATCATTTTTTCTTTGTTGGCACCATTTGATTTCTCAAACTCCTCAAAGAAGAGCTTTAAATCCTTTTTCTCCTGACGACATTTAGCGTCGTTCATCCATTCGGTGCTCACTTCCTGAAGCGCTTTCGACCGCCAATTGTTGTCTCCCACAATAACCTCCCGTTTGACTTGCGGACCTCTTACTTCCGCCCCCCTACTGCCTCGTAGGTAAGGTGCGAAGCACCTTACCCCGGCGTGCGCCGCCGGTCCAATCGGACCTAAATCATTTCGATAAGCCAGCTTTCTAAGTCCTCGGGGATTTCCCGACGTTTGGGGGCGGGCGTTGGCGCTACCTCAGTAATTTTACTAATTGCGTCTTCGCCATCAAAAGTCTCATATTCTATACTATCTGCACCCCAAATTTCAATCTCTACATCTTGTGTCATACCAAAATTGGTAATGCATTTGTATACCGCACCAGCTAAAGCATCCGCCTTATCTTTCTCACCTTTTGATGGGTGGTCTACTTTTGTATTGTTGATAAGGCGTAATTTCAAAATTTCGCCCTCAATCAGCTGCTCATCCCAGTAGCCACGCAATCTTCCATCATAAATAGAAGTAGATAATGTATCATACGCTGACTTCTTCACTGTAAATGCATCAGCATTAATTCCGTTATTCCTTAACGACTGGATCATATCGGCACTTTGCCAATAGTCGAATGTCACTGAAGCCACATTAAACTTACGACATAATTCTACAATTGTAGTTCTCACTGCCGAGAACGGAACCTCAGAGTTAACTTCAGCCTTCCATGAGGTTATATAATCCATATTAATAATAGGCAGGGTCTCGATGCCCGCACCCGTATTGACTTCCTTCATACCAGACATATGAACCATACATAAAGCAGCCTTGTCTCGTTTCAGACCAAGGTCTACATGAATAAATCTAGCAAAACCATCAGTACCATTGAACCACGGCTTCCAAGTCCCATCTTCTTCGGTGGGGTTATCTCCATACAAGAATGCCGAACGTACACGATCAGGTTCACGGAAGTAGGCGTCTTCCATCTCAGGAGGCTCACATTCAAATCGTGCTCTAGCTTCCCGAGGATTTCTTACATACTCAGATTCTAAATCTTCACGAGTAATTGTTGGATTAACTTCCCAAGTTGCTTTCTTGATGCCCCAAGTCTTGGGCTCATTATTAGCAATAGCCCCATAATATCTTTCCTCGATGAAGTCGCCCTTGAATCTAGGGAAGGAAAGGAGCACAACCTTGCCAACGTCCGGAAACCTAGACATAATGGAAGCCTTACTCATCTTATAAATAGCTGAAGCTGACCCTTTCGCCCTAGCTTCGCCCTTTAGCTCAATATCTGTTTTGAAGGCGGCGATCTCATCTAATACTACTGTCATAACTTCATAGCCCTCCCATCCTTCAGATTCAGAGTGGCCGGAGAAACATCTAATTGGCCTACTAAAGAAGAAGACTTCACCTACCCTAGGCTCGAATCCAACATCATTGAAGTATGGAGAGCGAAGAAGCAAGTTCTTAAATGGCTCGAAGAAAACCCTCTGAGCCTGCTGGGCATTCACAGCAAGGTTCAGAAGGTCGATGTAAACCCCGTGGGCTTTATTGTAGTAATCGAGCGGATCTCTGAGGCAATGAAGCAGGTACGCGATATATGCAAGGGAAATACGCGAGGTATGGTCCTTGCCACTACCCTTACCGAGCATGGCAATAACTTCATTCACCGTATACTTATTATAAATCTCCATACCCTTTTCTTCTCCATGAATTTGGACAAGAGTATGAGGTTTATAAATCTGGGTAATATGCTTAGCAATCTCTGTCTGAACAGGAGACAGGGGAGGCAAGCCAAGATATTTTCTATCTTGAACAAATACCTCAAGAGGCACAGGCTCTTCTTCTAGCTCTTCCTTACGAAGAAGTCTATCGAAATCTTCATAGTTAAAGTTTAATCCCCAGAAATCAGTCATAAGTAAATATTAATCTTCGATATCGGCTTCGTCAATATCAAAAGACTCTTCGCTTTCAGCCGTCTCCATCAGAGAGAAAGCCTCAGCAAGTTTTACGCGAGCCATATCACGACACCTTTCGCAGTCGGATATGACATCTCGTAATACTTCAGACAGAATCTGATTAACAGATTCTGCTTTCTGCATTCTAGCAATATATTCTGAGTCTGGCTTGCTGCCACCCATAAGCTGATGCAGCTGGGCCTTTTTGGTTGTGACCTCTAACGCCAGCTTTAGGGCCTGTGTGCGGGCCGTAACCATACCGTTGTCAGTAGCGACATTTACAGTTTCCCAAGCCTCTTTTGAGATCTCATCTAACTCATTGAGAAACCGCAGAGTATTCTGCTGTACACGCTCAAGGAAATAAGGATCTTCCTCAGCCTGATTTTTGATAATTCGAAAATACTCTTGGACATACTGCTTTGCTTTATACGGCGTTACATCAAGCAGCTCAGCAATATTGCTATAGTTATAACCTTTAATTGAGAGACTACCGGCCTCTTCTACCAAGTGTAATTCTTCGGCAAGACCGAGCCCTGCTTTAGTTACCTCTTGACTCATTAATCTATACTACCACTTAATGATGCTATTCGTCAAATTCATCAGGCATTTCGGCATCACGAATGGTAAGACTTCCCTTGGATTTATTTGACTGTTTTGTGGCTGACTTAGCCCAGTCCGTGGCTTTTGGCATTCTAGGAGTTCGTGTTTTTTTGACCCTAGAAGCGGCCTCGCGTTCTTCTGGCGTGATTCCCCACTTATCAAAGATAACCTCTAGTGCTTGCCTGACCTCTGCCGCCACAATGGCATAAATTTGCTCATACCTCTGATCTGTAATGTCAGAAGCCATGTACTTATGCCTACACTTGCGAGCGTGATTGGAAGATCCCAGATTAGAAATCTTGGCATCGCATTCAGCCCACAGTCTTGCTAAATTGTCATCCATCAATTTGTCCTCGCAAAATATTCTAGCATACCGGTCACTACATCAAATTCATCATCTTCGAGATCAGTGATGTGTTTATACTCTTTTGATAAGTATGACCACATCAGAAACCTAATTGTAGCCTCATCGGTTTCTTCATCAAATACCACTTCAGGATATATAAAGCCGCCAGCTAGCAACTTTTCCATATCTGAAGCGAACGTCTGATCGCCTTCGTAACCAAATAACTCCTGCTGGAGAGAGTCCAGCAGACGCTGGACTCTCTCCCAAGCAGAATAGTTAGACTCTTTTAGTGCTTCAAGTGAATAATTACACTTTGGGGGAAGATAGACAGGTTTAATGTCCATCCTACTCTACCGCACCACCACACGAGTCACATCTCGTAGTGTTGTGAACCATTGCAGAGCCAGCAATAGCAAACAGGTGCTCCCGATGAGCCTCAGTCACATTTGCGTGTGACGCCACCCAAGTCAGAAGATTAATCACATCGTACATGGTTCTCATCTCACCGGAGACAGTAGCTTTAAATTGCTGATTGTCTACCGATTCGATGATAAGATTCTTCAGCTTCTTGGGAAGTCCGTTCTCAGCACAAATCTTGCCAATAAGAGAAATGAAGTTGGTAACTTCAATCTCGGCAAGGTTAGCAAACCCGTCCAGCATTGGCTGGACCTGAGCGATGGCTTCCGTAACATACTCTTGCGATTGCTCAATAAGCTCAGCAGAAGACTTACCGCTTACTCTAAACTTCTTGCTGGAGATGGGAGTGATCGCTGAGTTAAGGCAAGCAATGCGGCAGAGGTAGCTATCAAATCTTGGGAAAACAGACCAAGCATCTGAGTAGAGGACCCGCAGCCCTGCTCTAACCGGTGAGTCTACAATATGCGTATCGTACTGCGGCGAGAAGCCTACATACTCAAGTACGTCCCCGTTGATGCTCCAGTTCGCAATCTCCACCTCCTCAGGAATACGGTCCTGTACTGCATTGAAGATATCGAGAGATGGAACGTATGCGTATGAGGGGCTCATAAGAGAGCGAAGCTTGTTCTGCTCAAAAAGACCCGCCCACATCATTTCACCACGAAGATTCAGCCAGTAGTTGATAGTCGTAGCCTTGAGTTCTTCGGGGCATCGATCGGCGTATGCCTTGGGAACACTAAGTAAGTCGCAAAGCTGCTCGAAAGAATTCTCCGTGAGAAGATACTTTTCATCTTTGAAGATAAGTGCATCATTCTCATAGTGCATTTCACTAAGCATGAAACGATTGTGAGTCGTATCACGATCTCTATCTGCAAGGTGTTCCTGAATTGTAGTCATTATTCTCCTTATTCGGTTTGTCGAACCGAAAAGGACTTTACCAAATGGCCGCCGTCAGGTCAAGACGATTTCGATTTTTTTTTCTCGCCCCGGGTGTCAAGGTAGCGCTCCATGAAATATGTCTTGTAAATTTTGTGGCCGTTCCAAAACTTTGGATCTGTTTCTTGAGCCAGTTTATCCATCGCTTCTTTGGGGAGTAGATAATGCAACACACCGAGAGGCATGTAGACTACAAAGGAATTATCTTTATGCTTGAGATTAAAGCGACGTACCAGACTATCAAAATCTTTAATGATTTGCGATACGTTCTCACCAGAGAAAACGTCAATTCCGCCCCCCTCCAGTCTGTCTCTAGGGCAGAAATCATCTACAGCTACGATAGTTCCATAAGCCCGGCATACCAAAGGTCTAAACTCATAGGCAGTACAGCCATTATCATAGAACACACAATGCTTATCATACTTACCCTCTGGGGTCCAAGACTCGTCGTACATCTTTTCCACTAGTGCATCAATGATGCCCTGAAACCAAGACTCACCGGCCTCAATGCCGTAACGTTCCATCTTGAGATAAAACTCTCTCTTCAAGTGAAAGGCAATATTAGCGCACTCAATCATCGGAATCTGCAGTCCGACCTTACAGCACCGCCCAGAACTCTTACATCCGGTTCTAAGCTGATCGTGATTAGCTTGCAGATGTCGCATTTTATTGTAGATAAGATCAAGCTCAGCAAAATGAGACAAGTCTTTAATGGTAAAATTAACGTTGCCCACGTTTCCTCATTTGGTTGCGCTTGCGCTGCTCACGCTTGATTGCCTCAATACGCAACTGCATCGGTGATTTAGCCACGGGCTTACCACCGACCGCTTTTTTCTTAAGGTTACGACCCTTACCACGGTACTTTAATAAATCGTACTTATCTACCCAGTTATACAAGCCCTGTACAGTTACATTGATATTGTAACTATCCTTAAGTACTTTCTGAATGTCCTTCAGATTCATTCTCTTCTGGACATAGTGATGGTACAACCAATCTTTCTGCTTATACGGTTCCATACTATAGCAACGTATAAGATGCCCAAACACCTATAGCGATGGCATCCAGTACGTCATAATCCCCTTCCTCTAAATTTGGCATTCTTTCTTCCAGAATGCTCTTGACTCTATTTTTGCGCTCAAAGGATGCTTTCTTTTTTGCTTCCTTCTCGCCCATTTCTTTGGTCCACTCTGCAATCTCTGCCTTGGATACGCTCTTGTAGCCGAGCCAACGCTTCCATTCCAGTGGGCCTACATCTTTAACTTTAGTCTTGCATAACAACGCCAATCCGAGCATATGCCCTACCACATATGATAACAAACGACTTGTCTGTGGGTTTTGAATGTAGATAGTTTGCTCAATGACAACTATATCTGGTTTATGATATTCAATAAGCGTAGGCAATATGGCATTTAAAAAACCAAGCTTAGACATTACATCATCTAAGCCAGTAAAATTTAACTTGCCTTTTGCTTTCAGTCTAATATCACCGCCGCTGCGCTGCACTACGGCAAATGCCAATGACTTAGTTGATGGGTCAATAGAAAGAATAGTGCCAGAATGTAACTTTTCTGACAGGCTCATAAGTCATACTCCTTTCGAAGTGCATCTTCATCCCAACCCCAACGACCAAGACGCTTAACGAAACGATCAATCTTATGAGCTTCGCAGATATCTTCTTTATTGTATCTACTTAATACAGTTTTACAGCCCCTACGTTTGCAGGTCTTTTGATTTTTGCCACTAAGCCTATCTCGATTTTCGTAATAGCGATCTAAAACTTTCTTATTGGTGGCTATTTTACGACACTGGACAGAGCAATACTTCCCATTGTGTGCTTTGGGCTTAAAGTCAGATCCACACTGCTCGCATACCCTAATCTCATATTCCATCTTCCTTATCCGACCAACACATCTCTGCTAAATCACACATACGACATGTCGTAGAAGTAATCTGCTTGTAGGGACGCTTTGGAAGGTTACCCTCCTTGTACATGCTATATATTTTAGCATACTTCTTGAAGAGTTTGTCCACAAAGTCATCATTACGTTCTACATAGATCGGAAGAATCTCTTGGTTGTTCTTATTTTCATAGATTACGAACCCGCCGTCAAGATCCAGACATCTCATATAAATCTGGGCCTGACGATAGTGATCGTCCTTTGGTTTGTGGTGGGCTTTTCTAAGCATGAATCCTTGGTCAGCAATAGACTTTAATTCAATAAGTTTTCTACCATCCCATTCAATGATACCGTCTGCTGTGCCCTCAATGGGCGGATCCTCATACTCTACCGGGATCTCACACTCCAGCAAAATACCCATCTCATCCAAGTACTTATAGATACGATCATGGGTGGCATGGCCATTGTCAAAAATACGCTGAGTTCTAGCGTCATACTTTGGCTGGTATGTCACCCCACGGAACAAGTAGACAGCATAGCGACCACACTCATTAGTCGTGCTTGGGTGGAAGCCACCGATCTTTCTCGTTCTTGGAACGATGTGCTTCTCTTTGATAGATTTGTCGATAGCCTCAGCCAGAGCCTCTTCCATATCAATAGGCTGAATGGGCGTAATTTCTTTCACCGGCTTGACCGGAGCTAAGGCCATAAGGTCAACGAGTTTTTTCATCGCAGGATCCCAGCCGATACAGCATCAATACGACCCAACAGCTTCAGGGTGTTGATATTTTCCTCTAGAGCGTGATACATGGTCTGGAATACGTCTTTGCGTCGTCTATTAGTAATGCTACTATTGCCGGACGTTTTATAGTGCTGAGCCTTAATCCCCACCTTGTAGCGATAAGCAGCAAGAATATTTGCATACTTGACTGCCTTGGCTGAGTGGTATGAGTCAGGATTATCAATAATATCCTGCACCACGCGCATTACCTCAATGAACTCCTCCGCATCTTCACCGAGGCTCTCACGAAGTTGCTCTACTGTCATACTTACCGGTTCACTCATTATCTTCTCCTATTAGATCCATAAAAATATTCCAATCAATAATTGCAAGTTTGGTTCCATCGCCAAAGACCACAGAAATGATTGGCTCTCTGTAGTTATCTTTCCAAGCATCTCTGCGGTGCTTGGCCCAATTCTCTGCTGTAATGGTAAAAGTCTTTTCGTTATGCTTATAGTCTAGCAGATAACCGGGAAGTTTAGCGTCACCTTTATCTTTTCCTCTGCCTGAATTAGCTACTAAGGAAGCACCGTCTTTAGCCGCTTCCTTAGATTCTCTCTTATCGTTCTTACGAGGCAAGTTCTTCACCGTCGTCAGTGATAAGCTGCATAGTATCTAATGCTGCCTGAATCTGTTCCATAAGAGAGTCATCAGCCGCATCAACTAAGCTTCGTAAGCCATGATACTTATTGTCACCAAAATAAAACCAAGCACCACGCTTCTCAACCACTCCATTAATAACTGCAAGGTCAATCAACTCCATCTTCGTATCAATTTGAGCATCTTGAGGGGAGAACCAATATGAGCCTCTTGTCCCCTCCACAGGTGCCTGCTTGGACTTCTCAATAGTCCATCTTACTTGACGATTCACAATCAAATCTGAATCGCCCGCCCGCTCCAGCGAATCCTTCGCAGCAGAAGCAAAGAGATTCACAATATTAGTAGTCCAATGTAACTCAGCGTTTCCAACCTTGGCCATGAGGCGAGGATGATTGCCGCTGAGATCCATTGTCTGCTGAGCCACCATGATTACGGCATTATTCACATTTAAGTATTGAGCCATCTTCTGATACATAAGACGACGAGACCGTGACTGCGATGCAATACCACCGCTACCTTCGGCATCTTTGTAAAAAGACTCAGAAGCAATGCCGTTGATGCTGTCGATGAGAAAGACATACTTCTCATCCTTTTCTTGCATCAGTGGAATAATATGCTTAAGGATATCTTCAGCAATTCTGCTCTGAAGCAGAATGCGATTATCTAAATCTAAACCGCATTTCTCAGCCCAATTATCGGTAATAGAACCTTCGGTATCTACGATAACGGCTGTGTATCCCTTCTTCTGCGCTTCAGCAAGTAGATGCAAAAGCATCGTTGTCTTACCAGCAGAGGGGGTACCCCAAACAAGACTGAATCTACCAGTCCAAAGTCCGCCACCCAATACATGATTTAAGCCAGTAGAGGGCGTAGGAATAACGTCATGCTGCGGCATGCGCTCACCACGATTAATTCTTAACATTGTTTTCTCCTATTGAAATATTGACGTTTTATCCAGACGCCTAACTGGTAATTCCTTTGAGTTCCCTGAATTTCTCCAGCGAAATCGCATCTTCAAAGATTATATCAGAACTCTTGACCGACTTGCGGTAGATCAGCGGAGCAAATTGATTTCTGACGAGGTGAATCACGGAATTCAGGGTTCGATTAAAGATGACGATCTTATAGATCCGATTTTTAACTGGATCGTACATATACATGGAAGCCATGAGCTTGCCCGTCTTGGTGTTGAAAATACGGCACCGCATCACAATACCCAGACTCTTCTCGCAGTCAAAATCCCCTACCCCATGCTCAGCCAACTGCTGTGACAAGCCATCGAAAGCACCATCGTTCAAGAGATTAAGGAAGATTGCAAATTTCTGATCGCTAGGCATAGAGCCGTGAATAAGATCATCAAGCGTGGCGTCCATCCACTTCTGCGGCTCGTCGGTCTGGCAGTAGGCAATGACCGATTTATCGCCCACTAAGGCGTAGATGTGTTCACGGGTCTTGAGGTTCATTTCCGTATCACCAAAACCCGTGATTGCCGCTGTAGAATCTTCCATCTCCACCCGGAAGTAATGAGGCTTACGCTTGGTGCTCTTGGTTAAAGCACGCACAAAGTGATATTCGTTAGCATCAATATCTACATCGGCGCAGTCCGTGAGTAGATCCTTAAATGTAGTATCCTCATTGACATAAATAGGATAGTTTAGAACTGGCAGATAGTATTGCTTCTCGTCGTAATCTCCGCTATGACCGATGCTCGTGAAAGCGCCAACCTTTGTGAGATTCTCGACAACTGTGGAGCGAACGTAAGTCCTACGACACTTTCCATTAAACTCATCGAATGACCCAAAAGGTCGGTGATGAATAATCTCTTCAAGAGCTCCCTTTCCGACCCCAAGCACATTGCCTAAGCCAAATCTAATGCTCTCTCCATCGAGCGAGAAGCTGCGATCTGACTTATTTACATCAGGGCCTTTCACATCGATACCCAGTCTGTTTGCCTCAAGGAGCAGGGTAGCGATACGTTCTTTTTCATTCTCGTTGGCAAGCAGTGCCCACATATATTCTAGCGGATAATTGATTTTCAGCCACATGGTCTGGTAGGAGAGTACCGAATAGCCCACCGCATGACTCTTATTGAACATGTATAACGATGACTTTTCAAAGTCATCCCACATCTTCTGTGCTGCCTGTTTGGTGATGTACTTGGATGCATTTTCTACGAATTTATCCTTGTAGATATCGAACTCACTACCGTCACGTTTCTTACCAATAATCTTACGAAGCTTGTCAGCCTCAGACCAAGAGAAATCAGCCAGCATTACTACGGTCTGCATCAACTGCTCTTGATAGATGAACGTGCCATAGGTCTCACGCAAAATATCCTCCAGAATGGGGTGAGGATACTCAACAGGTCTAGCCCCACTCTTACAGGCAATATATTGCTCTCCCTGAGTTAACATAGCACCCGGTCGAACCAAAGCATTAGACACCGCAAGATCGTTAAAGTTATCTACGCCCATCTCCAGCAGCAGCCTCGTGTAAGCAGAAGCTTCTGCCTGAAAGACTCCTAATGTATTACCATTCCTCAGTTCTTCGTAAACCCGAGGATCTTCCAGTGTCATTGACTCAGAGCGAACATCTAATCCATAACGTTGCTGCACAGCATTAATAGCATCATCGACAACCGCTACTGCCTTTACACCAAGAATATCAAACTTAATTAGACCCAGTTGCTCTGCCTGAATCATGTCATAAGCAATGACTTCTACCCTACCGTCAGCACTAGGGTCGGACCTAGTTTCGATCGGGCACACTTGCCAAAGAGGAATATCAGAAACAACGACGCCAGCAGCGTGCGCTCCAGCAGTGCGAATTCGCCCCTCAATACGACGAGCAATAGTCAGAACATCAGGATATTCATCGACATACTTCTTGCACTTATCCTGAAACTCTTCCAGCGTCTCAAATAGCGGGGTCATCTTATTGACCTCGTTGTATGGGACACCAAAGGCCCGGCTCACATCCTTGATAATGGATTTAGCCTTAAACTCACCAAACGTAGAAATCGAGGCAACCTTGTCCCTACCCCATCTATCTTTGATATATTCCTTGACCAGATACCTTTTCCTGTCATCAAAGTCTAAGTCAATGTCGGGATAATCGTTTCTTTCCTCATTGATAAACCGGGCAAATAGCAAATTGTGGGTCAGGGGGTCAATACTCGTGATATCGAGCGCATACGCCAAAATAGAGCCCCCTACGGAGCCCCTAGCGGGTCCTCTGGCGATGCCTTGAGAGTCAGCCCATTTGATGATATCCCAGATAATCAGGAAGTAGTCTGAGAAGTCTAGTCGCTTGATAATTGCCAGTTCTTCCTCAAGTCTTTCCATGTACCCGGGAGCGTCCCGCAGACCCTTTTCCCTGAGGCCCCACTCAGCGATCTCATACAGGTATTCATCGCTATTCATAATAGATGAGTACGACGGTAGCAGCTTACGCTTGGTAGCAATCTCAGCATTGCACTTATCTGCCACCTCAAGAGAATTCTCAATCAGATAAGGCTGGTCCCATCCGTGTTCAGCAAAGTATTGGGTTACCTCTTCGCTAGACATCAGGTATGGATGAATATCATCAAACCGCAATCTACGCTCGGGGAAGAGCATATTCATGCGCTTTACCAAGTCACGTTCCTTCTTGGCTGCGTCGGCATGCTCACGTAAATGCCGATCAGCAGCAGCATTCATACTTGGAATCTGAGCAACACACAGCAGAACTTCTTCGATGCCACGGTCGGCCAGCGTTGGATAGTGGCAGTCAATTGTGCCTACAGCCTTAATGCCCATCGCATCGCTGAAGGACAGAAGGGTCTTGTTAAGGTTTGGTTCATTCCAAGGCTGCAGTTCAAAGTAGTAGTCATCTTTGAATCTGCTATAGAACTGCTGGGCAGTCTTTTCGGCCTGCGATTCATTACCGTTCATAATTTGTCTGCTCAGGTACGATGCCATACAGCCAGACAAAACAGTTACGTCGCCAGCGAGATACTCTAAGTCGTCCCATTCAATGCGTGGCTTGTGATAGAAGCCGTCGCCCCAAGACTTCTGCATAAGCTGGAATAGCTTGTGCAAACCATCTTGATTCTTGGCGTGCATGATGAGATGGAATCGTTCAGCTTTCTTGTCGTCGCTATCGGACGCCAAGGATGGAACATAGTAAAACTCACAGCCGAAGATAGGCTTTACACCGACACTCTGGCACGCCTGTTGAAATTGCAGGGTTCCTGCCATTGTGCCGTGGTCAGTAATGCTTACAGCCGACTGATTATTTCTCTTGGCAATCTGAGCAATCTCAGAAGGGCGACTCATTCCATCCAGAAGTGAGTATTCGCTATGTACATGAAGATGTACGAAATCCAAGATTAAGCCCCAATTCTCATGTCGATGTGATCGAATAAATAATTATAGCCGTCCATATTACGATACGGCTCCGCACAAACAACTCTAGTAATACCAGCGTTTAAAATATGAGGGGCGCATTGCATACATGGAGTGCATGTCAAATATAAAGTAGCACCACGCGTGGTTACACCGTTAAAGCAGGCGTTGGTTAAGAGATTAAGCTCAGCATGAATCGCAATACAGTCTGACGATCCCGAATTGTGATCGGGGCAGTGATCGATACCTCTAGGGGCTCCGTTATACCCGGTAGATAAAATAGCCTTAGTGTCCGGATCAACAAGAACGGCGCCAACATTACGGGAAGGACAGGTTGCCCGCTGCGCCACGGCAGTAGCGATATTTAAGAAATACTCATCCCAAGTAGGACGCATCTTGTACCATCTCATCTTTCACAAGCGCAATAATTTTCTCGATTTCGACTAATTGCCGAATCAGGGGGCTATAGCTAATTTGCGAGTTGACATCACGAGTATCCCAAAGCTGAATCAGCGAGAGCGAAGTCTCATAGATGTGATTTATATAAATATTGAATTGCTCTTGCTGTGCCATTAACAATACCTCTGAATCAAATACGACGGGATCTCCCGTTCCTTCGCCAATTCTAGCACATGCGCGGTCCCGGGGCTAGCTGCGATATCAGGAACAAAAGCAAAAAGAAGATCGGGGTTATTATCTTCCAGCATCTTTTGATTGCGAGCATATCCAAGCACTGGGGTAAATTGTGATGGGTCAATAGGATATTCTAAGATTTTTAACTCGGCAGCCCGCAATACCCCGCGATTGAAGGACTCAATTTTCTTGGCGCAACGCCCAGCAAGTTGTCCTGCGCCCCTGTCGTCTGTGTGAATGATGGTCAATCCATCTTCCATATTGTCAATGATCTCATACAGACCCCACATACAAGCAAAGATAATACGCTCATCACGCCAATCTTGGCTACCGCAGAATAGTGCGGTCAGCCGCTCACCTCTTGCTCCCACAACATCTCCTGACAATCTCTACAAAAATAAACACGAAACCACGCATCCACTTCCTTCTTGAATACGTATTCTCGCCCTACGTTCGTAATGTCCTGCTTTGCCCGACAATGCGAACATTTGATGACTTTGGGTGAAGGGGCCACGATACCATTACCTCATCAATATCATTAAGGCTACTGATCTTATAAATATTCTTTGGGATTTTCAGGCCAGTTGGTTCTTGCGTATAAAAGTAAGTACGAACCTCGTGCGTACCATGCTTGGGTAGCTCATCAAAAGATGGCGTGATGAAGATATCACAATCTAGCGCCACAGCAGCATTATATTGATAATGCACGGGAATGTCGTAGATGACCCGATTATACATTACAGCCCACTCATCTAACCAGCGATCAGTCATCTCACGGTTTTGACGAGCAGTAATGAGAAAAATATCATTGCCTCCAGCAAACCAGCGGTTACTGGCATACCAACCGTCTTCTGTGCAGACTTGATTGAGGCAGAATAAATCAGTGTCTATATCGTCTTTACCGTATGGCTGCCTAGAAATTAGGCCATCTAAAGTAAGTGCAATTTTCATATCATATGGATAATGGGGGCTAGGCTAACCTAGCCCCCACATCCATCCCCCTATCCTACCAATTGCTAACGCTATTACGCGTAGGCTCTTCGGTAGAAGTCATAAACTCTGACTGCTCGTTGTAAGGCATCAGTCTGTAGACTGAAGTTACATCGTGCATCTCAAAGTCAGCAAATTCCGCAGGCTCTTCGCCAGTCTCAATCGGAATGAGCGTGTAGTTAGTGTCGTGCATCTTAGAACCGCTACGGCTCACCTTGTACGAGCGATCAGCAATCGTACCAAACTCAGTAGCGTACTCAACCAGAGTAGCACCAATGTGCCGCTGGTTGAAGGTCTGGTCAAGAATCATCGTTGACCAGTTCTTGTTCTCGTCCAGAACAGCAACATTAACCACGAAGTGAGTCTGCGGACGCCACTTCGGGTCCTTTACCGTCTGCTCACAGGCCCAGCACTTGAAGCCCATTTCTTCGTTATCTGCGGTGCAAGCCATCTGCTTCTTGAAGTCAAGAGGCGACTTGTGTACAGCAACAATTGCAGCCGCACCACGAGAGTCATTAAAATTCTTGCTGTCTACCGTCAGCTCCTGAAGGAACCGAATCTTAAATGCGTCACGGTCCTTGAGCGTAAGGAACTTCTTGCCCCCGCCACCCTTGGATTCGTTTTCTACCTTATTCTTTAAATTTGCGAGTGTCTTATAAACAGTCATTGTGTTTTCTCCTTGTTTTGAAATAAATAGTCTAAGTAATTAATCTTGTTACTTAAGCATTGTCTAATTTGTTCTTCCGTCATCTCCCCGGGATCCTTGACGCCTGACGGATAAGGCACGATCCAAAGATCCTTTCGCGGGTTCCCCTCTATTATAGCACGCCGGGCGGAGTGGCCCGCGTCGTCGTTGTCAAAAAACAACACGATGCTATCGAAATAACGATTGAGCATTAAATGATGTTCTTGCGGTATTGAGGCCCCAAGCGTTGCTACAACATTTGGAAAGCCAGCTTGATGTACACGAATCGCATCTAAGCTTCCCTCAGTCAAGATGACTTCTCTATGGGCCTTGGCATTCTGCAGATTGAAGAGCGTAGAACGTCTTGGAAAATTATCAGAGTATAGATACTTCGGGAACTGATCTGATGACGTAGCCCTTCCAATAAACCCGACCAGATTAAAGAATTCATCGCGAGCAGGAATTACAATACGATTCTGTCGCTCCGAATACCCGATCTGAAACTGCTCTAAGACAGCTGCATGGTAGCCTCGATCTAACAGGTACGAAAGCTTCCCTAGATCGGTCGGATTTCTATAATCGACAGTAATACGATCAAAGGCCGTATTCCAATCTTGCTTTGGAGCCTCTTTTGGTTGCTCATCAGATAATAGTGAGATGAGATCGTCGTCTGAGTAGTGGGGCTGGTGATTCCAAGCAATCTCCTTACCGGCTAATTCCCGAGCAAGGGTGGCAAAAGAACCTTTGCGCCCACATGATGGATTAAAGCAATGCCATAGGCCAGTCTTTTTGTTTACATAAAAAGCCGGGCTAGACGTATTGCTATGAAATGGACAATAGCACGCATATTCAGAAGGAGTCTCGCTAACAACCGTGAGATACTCCTGAACAAACTGCTCAATCGTTTTGTTGTTCTGTAAACCAGAAATGGAGTGCAAATTCGAATGTACCTCTGTCTGTCATATTCCAATAAAGCTTAGTACGCTCAATTGGTCCAATAGTATCAGCAATATACTCTTCAATTGTAGGCCGCTGCCTCAAGATAGTCTCTTGATCCTTGGCTTCGCCGTCTACAATGTGATCAGGAGCGGTGTCTTCATTAGACATCGAATAATTCTTCTCTCTTGCCGCTGTCAAGATCCCACTGAAGATAAAAAGCAAAAGGATGACCTCTACGAACCTTGCGGCTAACCACCTCAAATAAATTCGATTCTTCATTCCTATGCACCGCCATCACCAAGTCGGCGTCATAAGCAAGCTGCTTACTCCACGCAACTTCAGCTAAGGCAGGAGCCCTTTCTCCATGATTTCCATCCATAGTCACCGCAGCAATATCGATAACAGGGATGTTGTGTCGAACGGCAATTCTCTTGAAGTCTTTCGACAAATTCTTAGCTCGTTCGGTTTCCGTTCCGCCCTTTTTGGCGTCATCAAACAGACCATGATAGTCAAGGATTAAAAGATCGGGCTGATACTGCTCAACCTTAGCCTCAACCACATTCTGATTAGCCGCCTCAATGCCGTCTGAAGTGACCAAGTGAATGGGGGGTCGATTCTGGAAAGTCCTCTTGGCCCAATCCTCATAAGCCTCAGGATTTACGCCACGACCGAACATCAGATCAGAATTTCTGAATGTCTCACCCTGATTCAGGATGGTATCTAAGCGATAACCCTCTTGTTCCTTATTCATCTCAAGCGAGATAATAAGCGGGCTATAACCGGCCATCCAAGCATTCGCAGCAAATAGACGAGAGAACCAAGACTTGCCGCTACCGGTCCAGCCAAGAATGACAATGAAGTCACCCTTTTGCCAGCCACCGAAGTGCTTATCAATAACGTCAAACCCGCTGGGGATACCCATGATATTCTTCTCAGGATCTTCGTAGCGAACCTTGAAGTCCTCTACTCGCTCCAAGTAATCACCCGTAAGGTTGGTATCCTTGAGTGCCCCCGTGTTTTTCATCAACCTCAGGCTGTTCATCGCCACAAAGTTCAAGGCAGCATTCGGGCCGCTATCACGCAGAATTTGAATGGTGTCGTGCAAAGTAGTGCGAACATTCTCAGATAGTGCGTGCTTACGAGCCTCATCGATATAAAACTGCAGCGGGGCTGCGCTAGTATCGATAAACTCAAACTCACGAAATTCATTCTTTACAATAGACTTAGTAGGAAGTTTGCTGTACTTGGAGTAATACCCATGCACAAACTCCCAAATATCTTTATGGTCAATAAAAGACTCATCGACATTCTGCTCTACAGCAGGGACGATGCTCTCAGCATCGATCAGACTGTTGAGCAAGCTCATTTCGTAATTAATTGTTATCACCCTTCATACGCTCCTGCGTCTGACGCACGAGCCGCTTGAATTCTTCACGATCTTGGTTCTCAATCTTGATTTCTTCCACAATGGTTCCAATCTTGACTACGAAGTCAAGCAGGAAGATGACCGGCTGCCTCTCGTTGCGGATAAACCTTTCCACACACTGCTGAGCTACTTCAGCACCGCCGTTGGCAGCAAAGAACTTAACTAAACGTTCGGCGTTGACTTCATCCTTTTCAGTCTGAAAAAAGATTTTGCCGTTTGCCTCAGCGGTATTTGTTAAGCAGGTGATTAGGGCTTCGCCAGTTAGATTCATCAATCGTTTCTACCTTTCTCCATGTACCAACAAGTCTTTCATAATACGAAAGCCCACCGGCCACACAGGTCACATCAAAATACTGATCCATACATGGAAACTTGACTTGACAATCAGCGCAAATTTTTTTAGCTGCCTGAATGTGCTTTGGATCGTAGGAGATAAAGACCTTATGATCTTCATCTACACACTTGGCTTTAGACATCCAAGCGACGTTACTTAGCAGACCCACCGGACAGTTCACCATCCAGCTCGGAGAGCCGGTTCTCTACTTCTGTTTCTACCTTCGACCAAGCCTGCTTCCACTCTTCATCTGAAAGAACATCTTCAGAATCGAGGGTCAGCCCAGCATCAATTCTAAGCGACTGATAGTTCCCAAGATTTCTGGTAAGGCCTACCGTAACGCTAATCGTACCTTTTCTACTCATTATTACCTCCGTTGGTTATTATATCGCAATGCCGACGACCAACTATACACGCCGCAGGTCGGGAGCGCAAGCGGATCGTCGGCATTACGTTCCGACATTTTTAATTTTTTGAAAACGAGCATTTATATGACGCAATGCTTCTGTCTGATTGACGGGACTAAATCTAGTCTGCCTTCCAGCTTTGTTTCTCATGGAGAAAATTTCAATGACATCATAAACATCCCGCAGCGTATAAATCCTGACTGCGGCTGAACCTTCTGGGTTCAGCTTTACCTTTGTCGCCACAGGAATTAGGCCAGCTTTCTCATACTTACGAATAGTATCTGTTTTTTTGTCAATAATTTTTGCTAAATCACCAATTCTAAATACTGGCGATAAAAAGTATTGCGCTGTATCATATTCGATCGTTTCATTGCTATACGTAGAGTAATTATATACATTTACTATGTTAGACTTTTTCAAAGTTGAGGTGATACGAATTACTTCACCACGCTCATTTAAGAAAAGCCTATTTTTTAGCAGTTTTACTTGATTCTTTTTCTCTAAGAACACGAACAATCTCGCTTAGTAAATGCTTGTACTCTTTGTATGTGCAACGATAATTTCTGGCGCAAAGCGTACAGGTTAATTCAACCTTTTTTACCTTCTTGTCGCCACCGGGGGAGTCGGATTCCCAATAGATTTCATCCTCAAGAACCCGACCCCCACAGCGCCGACACCAAAAGCCACCAAAGTGTAGCACCGATAACACCTAGCCTAATACTTTAGTCTCAGAAAGACGAGTATTAGCATCCGTGCCACCAAACCACATGGAATACAGAGCCTGCGAAGAGGCCCAGATGACTGCAAACTTCGACGCAACATCCGAGAAACTACGGATTTCACCATTCAGGGCAGCGCCAATGAGAGCGATTACCAGACAGAATGCCATCGAAAATACAATCTTGACATTGCTCGGCCACTTTTGAGCCTTAAGAAAAGAAATTAAGGGCGTGGCTGCAATACCAGTAATAATTGATAAAAAGATATCTCCTGAATTCATATTTCCTCCTTATTTATATTACCTATCACGACGTTACCAGCCCTCAGCAGATCGGTCTACGCAGTAGATACCTGCCTCAAGTGTAACGCCATGTTCCCGGGTAATTACTGCAAAAGCCTGAGTAGGCTCCTCATATGCAAAATTATTCAAGAATGCATACTCGTCTATCCCTTTCATAGAGCCATTAACAGTAACCTTGCCGGTGCGAGTGTAGGCATGAAAATGCCCTACCCACATATGATCGTGTTCATCTCCCATAGATGCATTACGCTTGCGCTTGCGTGCGTCAAAGATAGCGGCAGGATTCACTAATCCTGCCAAACCTCCACCGCCCTTCATTTGATCACCATGTGTGACCAACATTCTACGCCCATAAATTTCGATATAGGCATCAGCGCACAGTGGGATATTCCACGAAAATCTTCTATCCGTCTTAAGATGACGCTGCAGCATCAAAGCTAGCAGGTGATCCCACGAATCTTCGGTTCGCCCTTTCATTCTAGGCTTAGGCGACAGCCTACCATGATTACCCACTACGGAGACAACGTGGGTAGGGCCATAGGCATCAGCGATTGTTTCTAGGAACTTAGCAAGGTGGTCTACCCAGAAGTCTACAGTGGGAATCATTGATGATTCCTCGTTGAAGATAGTGTCATCATGTAGACTACCGGCCACCATGTCTCCACCAAGGATAACAATAGCACCTTCATACTCAAAACCACTCATAAGATTCTTACCCATATTGACAGCACCATCAGCAGTTTTCTGGAGGCGCTTCAGGGCGATCTCACGATTAAAAGCATTCATTCCGGCTACTTCAGATGGCTTCACTATCTCATCGAGGTGAAGGTCAGAAAGCATAATTAAAGCTGTGGCAGCGCCCTTTCGACGCGCTCTTGACTTAGACCAAGGAACACTTTCCACCGAAATCTTGCTAGCCTTCAATAGAATTTCATTGGCGGCCTTGTATTCCGCAGCTTCCAACTCTGCTGCCTTATGGGCCTGTCTTGCGAGGCTGCGTTCATTTCTAGCCGTAATTAATTCTCGCTCTAACCGGACAACTCTTTTCTGTAAGTCCGCTGATTCTGTATCAGTCATTGATACTTCCTGAGTTTTTGATGGGCAAATTCCAAACTTTACTCTAGCATCAGCAATTGTTCTTCTAGCGACAGAGAAGCCGCGATCCTTAAAGTATGCCACTACATCTAAGTCTGTGCTAATTTCAGGTAAATCGTAAATACCTTTAAGCGTTTGCTCATCAAGCCAAGGCTTATTGTCCATAAATAATTATATCATCCTTGTTCTTTTTTTAAGAACTTACCAGATGCGTCCCGCTGACGGGGACCCTCCATTCTGCGTTTTTCTCGGATTTTATTCCGGAGTGCCGTTCGGCGCTCCAATGATACCACCTTACCCTCCGCATGTAAAGCAGCATGTTCCTCACGAGTTGTTAAAAATAAATTTTCTACTCTATTGTCTACTTTGACTTCGTTGACATGATGAACTGACTCCCAAGGAGCGAGGATTCTACCGTAGTAAGCTTCCATGACTAGTCGATGTTCATAGACATATCCATGATTGGTATAAGGATGATCTGTCCTTAGCACTCTAACGTAGCCTTTGTCATCAATATACTTTCCGCCGGTAAAATTTGGATTATCTGGACCTGAGGGTACGTTCCTACCCCAAGAGATATCCTTGCGTCGTGATATTAATCCACCCATTATACCTCATAACCGGATGCCAATATATCAGGAGTCTTGTCGTAGTTCAATTCTTTTTCGATATTTACAGAATATCTCGAATCTGGCAGTCCGCCTGTACCGATAAACTGAATCATGAGAAAAGTTTTACGAGCGGCATTGCTACTGTTCGTTGATAAGTTTGTTATTACTTTATTAGGAACGACCGCATCTGACGATGGAGATGACGTTAGAGGAGGGGGTGGGGAGACTGGGGCATTACCAGAGTTGTAAGTTCGTGGAGATCCAAAGCCCATGCGTGTATCAGACGGTTGAATATCATTAACAATGATTCTACCGTACTGACGAAGATCTGCAGTCATGGCATCATAATTATTATTAGCTACATATGTATAGACATGCCATTCAACAATATCTCCTTTATTGAGCCAAATGTAGCCATCTGCGGCGCTAGGAACGGAGATACCTGATCTAACAAAACAAGTCCTAGCAACAATTTTACCAATATTGCCAGCATCTGCCCCCTCTTGAACGTTAAATAAACTAGCCCCGGTAGTCTGATCGTAGGTAGTATTGGCACTAGCTCTTCTGGAGTGACGACAAGTGACTACAAAATGATACCCGTCTAAGATCAGGAATCCTGTTGTTGTGTTCGCGGGATTACTATTGGTAGTTTCCTGACGTGCGGCTGGGCAGGAAAAATGAGCTTTATACCATCCCGTATAAGGAATACGAAAAGCATCTAACGACAATGCTGGAATTCTTGTTGGCACGTTCCCCGGCATAGTTTCAAATCTACGACTCATAACGGCCAAAGCAATTGTCGGGCCAGCTGCAGCATTTAAACTTAGATAATTTTCTTTATCGTTTTCAACCATCTGATTGAACGCTGAAGATGATAATGGAGTGCTTGGGGTCCATTGAACTGATTTATACATTATGGTCTCTCCGGAAGAGTGGAATTATAAGGATGATTTTCAAAAGCCTCAAACAATGGCGACACAGAGTTATCATTCTGGACTCCGGGCTCAACACCAGCGGGTTTCTCGGTTGGACCACAGTCTTCAACGGCAACGTAGCCTTTAAATTGTTTAATAGTTTCAGTCTTTTTAGCAGTCCCTGTGTTGTCAATATACTGAGTTGGCAGACCGTAAATTGGCTGACCGCCGGAGCAGTCCATGACCTCAGGAGGAATGATACCTCCATAAGCCTTCATGGGACGATATTGCAATTTTAAAACCGCAGCACCACTTGTTTTAGCTGCCATTACCCTCACAGCGTGACACGAGCTTGGAACTGTCCCTGCAGCAGAAGCTTGTCCCCAGTCCCAAATATTCACACTGGCATTATAGGTTTTATCCCTCAATGCAACATAGTTTTCTGGGGCTGGGGTAATTCCGCCCATGTTATAGTCTGGATCTACAACGTTAGTCCAATAAAGTAAGTCATGTCTGTGAGTCATATCACGCAATCTAATTTCTATACGGCCAGAATCTCCGCCTGTTGATTGGTTTAAGTTATTAGCTGCCCATACATAATCTAAATGTACTATAAACTTATAGTATCTATTAGATTCAAAATTAGTAATTAACCTAGACGTTTTAGGGTCAATAAATGTAGCATTTAACCAATCAACAGAATCATATTTTTGATATGAGCCAAAAGTAGAAGAATAATTAGGAAGATTATTAGCCACATTATCTAATAACCCAAGTGTAACAATCCCTTTTGGAGATTTTTCAATGTTGTTCTTAATAAGATCATCATTATCACTCATCTGTTGCAGTAACTTATAATCTGCTTTTGTAAAAGTTGCTATATTAGGCTGTTGGATCTGCATTTATAGCCTCCTGAATAACTACCTCGTCTTCTTTATATAGAATAATAGCATTGGAACTACCACAATCAGTAACTATCAATTGTGCTGTTGGTACGGACCCAGCAAATGGTGCATCAAGAGTAGAGAAGGCACCCCACATTTGATTTGGTGTGTAGTAAGAATCACCGGTGGATACTGTTGCACCGTTCTCTACAGTCGTATATTTTTGAGGTTGGCCCGGAAATAAAACAAAATCAGAAATATTATATCTACCAGTCATGTCATCATTGTCAAGCAATTGATCTCCACCAAAATTAATATGATAAAGAAATTTATTTTGATCTGGTTCAAAAGTAACACTAGGTTCAGCGTTGTAGGTATTTCGCATCTGATCCCAGATCTCTAATCGCAAGCCAGAATCAGATTTCCACATTACCTCATAAGTATGACTACCTGAACCGGGGTTGATGTCAAAACAATCAAAATAAAAAGAACTCGTAGCTAAGCTATACGAAGTAAGATTGGATGTGCCAGCCGGATCGCCGGGATCTCCGCGCGACGCCCATGTATCAACCAGAGACTCAGCAGAGATATCGATACCGTCTCGAACGAATTTGAAGCCTTGAATTGGCCATTGCGAGTTTGCTGCTGTTGTCGCGCTAGCAGCTGCATTACCATGAGCTAAGAGTGGAATATAAAGCTCTACATGAATGATTCTATTAGATTCAGTATTAACTGATACTGATAATCCGTTAGGGTTGATATTCCAGTTATCTACAACTCTAGTCCATTCTTTAATTTCATCAATATTATTTTGAGCATTAGCCCATAAAGATAATCCCGGAAATGCCTTATATCCAGTTGACTTAACATTTGCCGCATACATTGTTAATTCACTATAACCAATGATGCCCTTGGGTCTTGCTTCTAACTCGTCAGCTACAGTTTGATCATTTTGAATCATAAACTGCAGTTTCTCTAATGAAACTGGCTCTGAATTCCACTGAACAGGAAAGTAATCTTGCATTAGGATACCTTCCTAAGTGTCATCTTTTGCTCAATACCACCGTTATACGACATATTTATTGACATAATCCAATACTCACCATTTAAAATAGATAATCTATCAAATGTATTGATTTTTATTCTATCACCAAGCTGCAGATGAGGCAAGCCAATGGTGCTCACTTCTAAAATTGGCACCGGCAGAGCATATTTTTGCAACAAATATTGAGCTAAATCTTTAGCATATTGAGCATCTTGAATGAGCGGATTGTCGATCTCTAGCACTTTTTCACCGTATCGACGGATATTATCCTTATAGTTTTCTGAAATTTCTACAATATTTTGTTTATTTTTCTGCTGATTAGACATAACAATACCGGCAACACGGAAATAGTTGTCAAGTTTAGTCACAGGATTGTTGCCTTCGAGAACAACATATTTATTGGACGGAACGACACTATCTGAAGGGTAAAGTCTAATGTATCCGTTCAGGCCATTGAATCTCCAGTTTGAAGCTACAACAGTATCGTCAAAAATAATACCGGTAATAAATGGATAACTAACAAAGTATACTGGTGAGGACCCCCATTCTAAACTAAATTCTCGGGCTTCACCGACTTTGGCGCCAGCTACGTGACTTTGAGCAATGCTACCCCAATATCCACGTTCTAGGTCATATAAAGTATTTCCAGTACTTTTCTTATATCTAATGAATTCGTTATCTATCTTTACAATTCCGCTATCAGGCCAGAGCGGTTCATATATACCTGCTGGATTTAAAGTAAGCGATAGTGAGATAGAATCAGTAGATGTAGCACTTAAATTAGAGGCCAACGTACATATAGCTAATGACGTATTGCCTTCTGCCGCCCAAATACCTGTTTTTGCAATCGTTGTAGAAAGTGGTGGATAAACTTTTACTATGACTTTGTTAACTTGCAATTCTACCGTTTGAGAACCAGAAACTATAGCGGCAGTTGAATCTGTAGCGCCGCCATACTGCCCATATGAGGAAGTACCCGCTACTGGATAAAGACCTGGGTATGTCCTGAGTCCTCCGGTAATACCATATGTCACGCTTGACCCAATAGAAATTAAATTACCATCATTAATTTCATACTGGACATCGGAGTGTTGCGAGTCTATAACGTCGTCATATGATCTACCATGCTCGTACACAAAATTGTCATTTTCATCAAAATAGAACATTCCAATATCTGCAGTTGCAATCTTTAACATCTCGGCCCAGTAAGAATCCCCAGCGGCACCAATACTGCTGTATACATACTGGTAAAGGCTGATGCCACGTTTGTAGTGATTTAAAACTGTAGATAAATTTAGTTCATAGTTATAGATAGCTATATTAGAAATAGATCCTATTAAAGCATTAGATGTGGTTAAACCATGTCCGCCAATAATAGTTTTAACATAATTCTCTACAAGCGCAGCAATAGCTGTTGCCCATGTGTACTGAGCATACGCTGCTCCATTAACATAGATGGTTAATATATAATTGCTTCCCAAAACTTTTACTGTCGTTGCAACATGATACCAAGTATTTGATGTCAGCGTAGATCGTAAACCAGTAGGTATAATGCTATATGGAGGATTATTATCAAAACGATAAATTTCAAATTTTAAGACGCCATCTGAATCTAGAAATATTCTCCACGTACCGCCTGTCACTGTTGATCCAAAGTTTTCTCTTGAAAAGAGATATTGTTTATGCGATACGTTACTGGACTTAAACCAAAACTCTACAGTGAACGAATTAAGGATGTCGGCCCGCATCGGACAGTCATCCATGTGATTAATATAACCCAAATTTTTGACAGTTGATGTTGTATTATTTAAAGTAATAGATTTTTCTATTTCTGAAGAAATGGGGCTGCCAGTATTGTAAGTAATATAATTAGAAACATCTTTTTCATCGTAATTTGGCGATGCCCCCAGACGTAAAGATGCATAGTGATTACCTGCATGATCTTTGAGTGCCATTGCCCCTGTTGAATACCACATGGCTTGACTTAGAGGTGAATTGCTAGTATTGGAAGTATAAGCAAATAAATAATTACCTTCTTTTGTTACATTCGGAACAATATTTTCTTTTCTTCTTCCAGATGCAGTATATGCATAGCCATCTTGACTTAAATCTTCGTAGGCATAAAATTTACCTTGATTTAAAGGCCAATGGCATAATAATCTACCCGTATTTTCATAAGAAACATTTTGATCATCGTAACCAGCTTTAATGTAATGTTTATATATAGACTCAATTGATAAAGCTCTTTTGTAAATAGCTACATGTGCTAAAACAGAGTTTAAGTTAGCTGGAGTAGATGGGGTATTCCCGATACGAAGTGTGGCATCTAAGTTAGATAAGGCATAAGCGCCCGTAGCAAGGAAAGTTTGATTAGAAGCTTGACCGTTAACAAAGATTTGAAGTCTGGCTCCGGATGCCACGATCACGATGTGCGACCATTGTGATAATGAAATGGCATTATTGCTAGTTAAAGTGGTTATTACCGCTGCGCTAGTATTTAGAACATCAAACTGTATTTTTAAATCTGTAGTTAAATATGCTGCCCATTCTTGATTCAGTCCCGTAGATTCGAACTTAGAGACAATGCAACGCCGAGCTAAAGGGGCAGCCAGTGGTTTAATCCAAAACTCCAAACTGAAATTAGCTTCAGTGCTTAACGAGCTTGAAAAAAGACTAAAATCATATTGCGATGCTACTGGGTTAGTTGCATTGAGAGTACTTGACGTTCCTTCAAAGGGGGTGATCGTAGTATTAGAGACATTAATAACTCCAGTAGAGTTGAAGTGCAAAGCCCTACTACTGTCTTCATTCTTAATGGGACCTTCGTAAGATGTAATGCCGGTCCCCGCCTGCGTTCCATTGCGGTCAAAGCCGGAAATGTCTCGAATAAAAGTGCCATTATGTAAGCTAGAATTTCTGATATCTAATGGCCAATAACCACAAGGATTGTCCGATAAAATCAAATTTTTATAGACATAGTTACTATAAGCATTAATTTTTTGTTGATTAAATGGTTTATTCATACCATCTATAATTTGAGCTTGCGTTCGCGTCGTGGCCCAAATTTTAATTTCTCGTAAATGACCAATAAAAATAGAAGATGTTTTATTTAATGTATGTGGCCCCGTTGCGACATTAGATGCAATACCACCAGCATTAAAGCCAGCTCCAATGAGCATCTGCCCAGAAGGCCTAAACGGCTGAAAGGTGAAGCCAGCTAACTGCGCTGCGACACCTGTGCTGCCATCAATATAATATTGAACTCCAACTCCGCTACCGGCACTGCTAAGAGCGGGATCGACTACAATAGCAATATGATGCCAGATATTATCATCAATAGCACTATCCGAGAAAAAGCCGGTGCTTGCATCGGATGGCTCAGCCTGTCCGGGTGCGAAGTTTTGAATCTTAGTTACAAGTCTTCCGTCGCTACCAATGCTAACTCTAAATTCATTTGCAAATCTTTTAGTAGCATAGTTTAAAATTGTCTTGTTGCGAGCATCTGATCCGCATTTAATCCAGAACTCTACAGTACACTCAGATGCAGGAAAGTCGTAGAATGTTCTGGGGAGCACTTTCTTCGACGCAACAGTGGTATTCTTCTGCGTACCCGAAACGGACCCGTCCCCAGCACCACCTGCCCAGAGATCACCAAATGGGTGGCTATACAGGTAAGTAGAGCCGTTAAAATATAGGCTTTTTTGCTGCATCGACGTTTCATTTAGGCGCCAAAAAACGGCTGGTTTGTCTGCGAGTACTGTACTGACATAGTTTTTGTCTATATCTAACTTAGATAAGGGGACACCAGAGCGTAGAGCTAAATCGCTGATAGCCTCGCTTGCAGTTATATCTGAAGCTAAATAGCCATCAACCACAGTAGCATCTTGCATTTTAGCACTAAAGTCACGACAGGAGACTGATACAGTCATGTTATCACTGTCTATAGACCAATTATCGGAATAAAAATATCCTTGATCTAATAATTCAATGCCGGATGATGTGTGGTAATTATATCCGATCTTAAATTTTATTCCTGGCGTAATGGTTCCGTAGTATGAACTACCGGTGTTATCTGGGTTTAACTCAAGATCAGTATTATCCAGTACTATATTGCATGTATTTGCACCGGTTGCGCCCAATGGCACAGAAGAATCAAAATTTTCTCTGTTCTTAGAGATTTCTAGACTAACTACTCTTGCGGAAATATCTTCTATCCACCTAGGAGCGAACTCCTGAACTCTAGCTACGTCATAAGGATATAGTGTGGAGTTAATTGTTAACTCTATAGCATCGATATGTTTAGTTTGTCCGATACTATATATATAGCTAGAGTTACTTAAGTTAAAGTTTACTGATGTCCAAGTCCCAGTATCAGCGTCTCGGAATCTAAAGCTTCCTGCCTTAATACGACCATATTTAGTCGAGGAATATAAATCTATATAGTTAGCATAGATAGGATCAAATGATAAGTATATTTTTTGAGGCACGGTAAAATTACCTGATGCGTCAGATTTAACTTTAGACCACCAACCATACTCATAATCGGTAAAAGCTAAAGTCTCTTCTCGCTCGGAAACATAATAATTTCCATTGGCTGTTATTACATCTCCATTTTCATCTAAGGCATCGAGAACAGCCCAAGTAATAGTATGTTCATCTTGACCGTTTATTACTTGAAGAGGGTCATAAAACTTATTAACACCTTTAAAGTTATTTGCACTTACCACTGATTGATAAGCTGTAGACCATGCGGTCAAATCAGCGTTTACATTAGATATTGATAATTCTGAAATGTAACATTTACTTAAACCTTCATTTGACTGCCTACCTCCAATAAAGAGTTTCCATTGACTATTAGTATTCATCGTTGGAGTCGCAGTAACACTAGTGGCGACAGTAGACGTATTACCGTTGATCATTATAACGGCATTATTTAATGAGTTTACAGAAAAAACAAAATGCACCCATTGATTACGTGGAATATTATTAAAAGTAACAGGCTGAACTACTGTTCCATTGTAGATAGAACCGCTAAGATCGACGGCCCCATTGGTTTGCCTTCTGAGGGTGACGTACCAGCTTCCATTTGATGTTGTCGCAGTGGTATGAAACTCCCCGCTGGGGGTTCCGAGTGCAGCTATCATTTCGATGCTCTCGGTGCTCACTACCTTATCTTCAACATAGATCCATCCAGCCACCGTAACCTTAGCTGTACCATCGAAGACCGGAGTTCCAGTCGCTGAATTATCTGAAGTTAAATATTGATAATTGATAATTGATGTACCATTATTAAAATAATAACTAGCTGAGTCTTTGCGTCCGATGAATGGCGTCCCCAAAGCACCATTGATTTGAGGGCGGAAGTCAATACCCGCAAAAGCAGTCGGCGTACCACTAGGATTGTAGATAAATGGATTTCTGCCTTTACCGGAGTAATCTTTAACGTGAGCATGATTATAACCGGGGGACCTCAAGGCTGTGCCGATATTTAATGACCCGGTTCTCCAGCGTTGTTTAATATCTTCTAAATTGAGAGCATTGTTGTAAATAGCAATTTCATCAATATTGCCAATAAATTTAGTATTAATGCTAGTGTCTATCCCGGGAACTGCCGTCCAATCAAAATAACGTGCGCCAACATATAAAGAACCGGATGTAGTATCCATAAGAGTGCCATTTAAGACATTGTTTGATCCGACTAATTGATTATTAACGTATAAAGATAAAGTCTTGCCATCAAATACAGCTACAATATGATACCACTGATTCACTACTAAGCTATTGGGTGATTTAACATCCACATATACATTTGATCTATTTTCTAATGGTTTCCAATATCCTGTATTGCTATTATATATAATAAACTTAGGATTGCCAGAATCTAAGTTTAATGTCCATTCTGGAATGCTTGATGACAATTGAATTTCGCCAGTTTCCACCGAGCGTAAATAGCCTTTAGAATCTTTATATATAATAAAATTGCCATCTACCATATTAATAGTAGTTGGTTTAATCCAGCACTCAACAGAAAAAGAAGGATTGTCAATAATCGACCATCTATTTTGAGTATCTTTCTGTGAGGAAACAGCATATCCAGCATTGCCCGGCATATATAAGCTAGTAGATAAATTGCCAGCATTGTCTTGCACTACACCTGTCTGGCCGAACGTGAAGTCTGTACCCGAAACTCCCTTAACGTAGAGATTATTATATCCAGATTCATCTTGCACAGAATAAATATTTGATGATACTGCTAATGTATTAGCAGCATTATTCATTCTCCAGTGTGTAACCGGTTTTGGTCCGGTATACATACCATCAATGACATCAAATGATTCATTAAACCGTGTATAAAAAACTGGATTTTGTTGAGTAATAAATGTCACATAATCGTCTGACGATGAGTAAGCTTTTACATTAGTCAATGAGCGACCATTGACCCACTCCGCTTCTACAGAGGGCTCAACTACTTGAGCACTATTTTTTAAGGTTGTATCCAATGAAGCCGTAATATTCTGCATTATTGCTCCTTAAGATCCAGCTTAACTTCATACCAAATATTATTGCTAATATAATCTCTACGAATAATATCTTCACTATAACTCTCTACCCAAACTGTGTAGGATGTAGTCTGACCTACTGGGCTACCGGAAGCGGTACGTTGCAGGCTTAAAGTTAAAGGGCCGCCAATATAGTCGGTTAATTCTTTGATTTTATCGCGTGCATACTTTCCATCATACGTCTTCAAGTGAGAGCTAGGCAAGAAAGTCCATGATAAGCTAAAGCTATACTTAACAGCCATAAAATATTTTTTTACTATTCCGTTGGATAGCGTTACAGGAACCGACCTTTCATCCCGAGCCATCGAGAATGTCCTTCCCTGATCGGTCAGGGGGAACGCCGTTCCTCCAAATTCTCCTAATGTTACAAAATTGTTAAGAGCCATTAAATTCTACCGGTCCTGTATGCATTGTCTTGATAGGAAGTAACTTTCCTATTCATTGTACCATAAGAACGTTGTTTGTTGGGGGCAACTTTGACACCATATTCTGCCATCATTGATTCGAACCACTGAGGTTGACCGATGAAGTTGTCTACATAGATCGTGACACCGCCGGATTCTTCGCCACCCATGTAAGGGGCACATTCCTTCAAGGCTGACACCATTGCCGTCTTCATGCTGCCTTCGAATCTACCCATAGAAGCAGCAGCAGGCTGGAAGCTATTGGCAAAGTTCTTGAGGCCATTGGGGAGGGGGATGACAGCTTCGTCGTATCGACCTTCACCGATGTTGGCCATGATGCCACCCGGACGACTCTTTACGATACCGCCAGTAGCAAGACCGGGAATCGGGCTGCCCAAGTAGCTCTCCAGCATGGAGACATTTGGACCATTATTTGGTCTACCGATTCCAAGATCTAAGAACTTCACATAAGCTCTAACACCGGCGGTAAGAGATTTAAAGATTTTGTCAATATCAATTAAAAATCGGGGAGTCTTAAAGCGAATCTCTGTTCCAAAAATTTCATTGAGTCGTTGCTCAATGCCCGATCTAATTCCGCCAGTCGTGACATCGAAATCGATATAGATTTTTCCTTTGCGTTGTACGTTGAGTAAAGGTCGCAATAGTGTCTCAAAAGACTCTTTAAGAACAGCAACAACTTTTTCATTTAATATACCGGCAGCAATACCTAAGGTAATAGGCTGACCTACTTCACGACCGAAGCGACGAGACGGAGATGCAATTTCATTATCTTTTTTGACAGCAGTATTGGCTTTATCTACGCTGGCTTTTAAGTTATCACCCATCTGCTTAGTAGCTTTAGTGTCTTTTGCCCCCTCAGCGATACCTGCAGCTAAATCAGATCCTGTCTTTTTTGCCTTTTGCTTCATTTTTTCATCGTAGATTCTGGTGGGATTGAAAAGATTTTTTATGTCATCTACAAAGTTACCTAAAAATCCTTTATCTGTTTTTCCAGGACCAAGCTTCGATTTATCTACAGGATTTAATCTAAAGAATTCTCTATCTTGCGCTTGAATAAGATCTACTTTACTTTGCGCTATTTCTTCTTTAGCTTTCTCTATAGCATTACGATACAAACCTTTAACAGGTTTTTTGCCTTGAGCACGCATGTCTTCTTCATATTTTCTTTTTTGAGCACGCACTTTTTCTAGATTTGCTCTAGCAGTTTCAATGGCATCTTTTTTTGCTCCAATTGATTTACGACCCATTCTTCTTTCGGCTGGCGTAACCGTATCTGGTGTTTCCTCAATAAAATTATAAATACTAGCTTCTTTCATTCTGTTAAAGAATTCTTCAGTGGTTCCGCCTTGCCTCATAAAAGCATCATAATTTTGTCTTAATTTCAGATCACCCTTAGTGACCGGCATCGTGATGCGACGATTAGTTCTATCAATAAATGCCTGACGTTTCTTAGCCGCCTCCTGCAGTCTTGCATTGTCGCGATCCTTAACTGACTGATACATCATGTCTTTAGCGGCCATAGGGGTTCCAGCAGGAGTTAATGGCGCCGGAGTAGCGTTAAGAACTAATCTTTGATAGTGAGCAAAAGTTCCTTGATCAGATAGGTATCGCTTTTCTTCCGGGGTGAAATTGGCCCACTTAGATGCCATATCTGAAGCTTTCCCAGAAAGCATATCGGCTAGCTTGTAGCGAACAGAGTCTTTTACTTTTGGCTTAGAGGGACCGACAGCAGCCCCGTCTGGTGTCCTTCCTCCGCCTTCTGGGTATGCACCGCCTCCGTCTTCTTCTCCAGCATCGACGCCTGCGATGGCTCCAGAGACGGCACCAGCGGCGTCTTGAGCGGCCTTAATAAGGTTTTGCAGAGGGACGCCCGACATTCTAGAGATCCAGCCTAAGACAGCAGTATCAACCCACTCACCATTCCAAAAACCTGAAGCCAAAATTTCCATCTTGGCATTATCCGAAGCTGTCTTGAATACCTGCATCCCATCCATAAAGCTGCCGGTAATCATGGGCATACCATATGCTGCGATTGTATTGTTAATTTGATCCATCATGGCACGCCACTCGGCATCTGTTCTTGGTGTATATTGAGTAATTAAGTCAATTTGCTTCTTCAGGTTTTCTTCCTGCACCTTCCGCAATTCTTCTGCGGCAGACTTGGCCTCCTGAATTTGCTGTCGTTGAATATCTCGTTGCTTCTTGAGCAGATCACGGGCTCTCGCGCTATCCAGATCTGCAATCGCCTTATTGTTTGCAGTGTTAGTTTGACTAAACTCCAGATCTAACATTCGGGCGTCATCAATACGCCCTTCATATACAGCAAGAGCACGATTACGAACATAGTTCTGCTGATCCAGCGAACGCTTGTTCAGGGCGTCGCGACGGCTCTGCAGGTATTCCTGAGTTGCCAGAAGCTCTTCTTCTTTCTTCTCTAGGTCATCAATAGCCTTAATTTGATCGTCGTAAACCTTGAGTCTATCTTCCCAAATTTTATTAAAAGATTTATCTAGTGTATTTTTTAATTCATTAATAGTTTCCTCAAGTTTAGATTTTAATGTACTCAAGAAATTATCCCATATGCTAGCCATTTTATCTGCTGTACCTTGGGTGGCATCGGTATTTTGATCTTCATCACTTGGGATATCTGCTTCATCACCTTTAGTTACTTGACTAGTTCTTCTGCGCGATCTGGCATCGTAGTCATTTTCACCAAAAAATGTTGGTTTAATTTCTACTTCTGCTTGAATCCCACCAATTTTAGTATCAATCCAGTTCTTTAAGCTTTTTTCTAGATTAAAACTTTGAGCGAAGTTTTGAATTCTTTTTTGAATACCCTTAGCTCCAAAAATACCGGCAATACCACTTGCTAATTTAGCTATACTTCTAAACATCATTGAAATGACAGCTAAAAATGGCCGCATTGCACTAATGACAAATTTAAAAAAGGAAGCAAAAGCAAGTCGCAGATATTGCACAGCATTACTAGCATCTCCAGTAAATAGAGCAGCTACTGCTTTAATAATATTGATAATCACACCCATCTGGCCAGTAACCAGATCTGCAATCCACCTAAAGACTGGTGCCAAGGCAGTTATAGCTTTAGCTATCACAATCACTAATTTAGAGAAAATAGTAATAATGCCACCAATTACGACACCAATTGACTCCCATATACTCTTGTTATCAGCAGCCGCTTTATTACTCTCTGAGGAGAGGCTGCCGAAGGCGTCCGTAAAGATTTTGCCCACACCTTTAAACGCATTTAGTAATTGCTCCCAAGCTTTTTTGATCGCATCAATACCGGGCTTCAAACCCTTGTAGACCTCATCCCAATTTTTGATAATCCCAAAAATGGCGACGCCAACTGCTATTATCAATGGAAGGAAAACTGTAAATTGACCAAATATAGTACCCATGCTAGCTAGCGGCTTCAGAATTCCAAGAACCCCCTTGGCACCGCCGGTAAATAAATTAGCAAAGCCCCCCATAGCCCCCTTGGCACCACCTTTAATTGTGCTCTTCACGCCAACAGTTTTTACTGCCGTGCCTAAAGATTTAGTGCCCGTTTCACGAGCAAAGCCTGAAGTTGCTGCGTCTATTGTAGAAGACATAAGCGATGAAACATTGGCACTTACTTTACTTAATTTTCCTGCCACGGACTTAGCAGCCTTGCTGCCTCGCATGACACGAACACTTTTTCCTTTTTCGTCCTCAACGACCTGAGTGACCATTGCCCTGAATGGCGACGCTAGCGCACCAAAAATTTGCGTATATCCCTTAGCCATTCCACGCAGCGGTGACATCATTGTTCTTCTAACTGCTGGCTGCATAGCCTTAGTTGTTGCTTTTATTCTAGTCCCCGGCATAAAAGATGGATCAGCAATTAAGGCTTCTAATTGCCTTCCGACAGGTCCGGTAATCGTAGCCTCTGCGCCCTGCCCTAGTGCCCTACCAGAAATTACTCTTTTGAGTTGACCACGGAGTTTACCTCTTGCCAACGTGGTAGTTGGTGCAATCATTTCCGGTGTTGTGGTCATAGCAGTTAAGAGCTGCTTAGCCTGAGCATTTTTTGCTGCCAGCTGTGTAAGACTACTTAAATCTCCTGCCAGAATTTTTTTAATGGATTTTTTAGTTAAAAGCCCCTGTTGTTTAAAAGCAATTAATTCTCGAATATACTGCTTTCTATGATCAGTCATATAAGCTTGTAAATCACGAGCATTTAAATCCATTGCTGATTGCACATCTGCTAGTGCCTGCGCAAACTGGACTTCAGGTCTTCCTAGGCCTGTGGGTTTAAAAACCTTAATAGTCCTAGAGCGGGGTTGATTAAAGGCAGCCCCACTAACTCGGCGGCCTGTTCCGACCCTGCTGCTTTTGCCCCTCTTTCTTCTGGGGCCTTCAGTTACCGTTTCTTCCGTATATGGAATTTCTGGTATATCCACACGCGGGGGCGTAACCCCAGCCTCCATGAGGGCTTGAATCATAGCTCTTCTATCGCCAATTGGAATACCGAGAGAGCCAGTTCCTATTTGATTAATGCTCTCTAAAGCTCTAGCAAATGGATCTTGACCTTTACGTCCAAACAGCCTGTATCCGACCGGCATACGCCCAGCGGCCGCCTGAGACGCAGCGAAGTCCGGGTCTGCTAGCATCCGGCGCGTCACAGGAGAGGCTATTCCACTATCGGTAGCGCCAAAGAAAGATTTTATCCTTTGTCGCGTCGTCTGCAGTGCTGATGTTGTTGCTGCCCCGGCTTGCGTTGCCCCCAAAGTCTGCCTTAGCGTAGCGGCTTTTGGCGCTGCCGTTAATGGTTCGCTTAAAGGACCCTGCAAGTATTTTGCCGCACCGGCAGCCCATTTTGTAGGACCAATATTTCTTCCAAAAAGCATTTGATTACGCTGAATGCCGGAAAACGACTTAAATGGCATAGCGCCAGATGAAGCTGACCCCATTCGCGCAGATGCAAGACGTTCTTCTGCAGCAGTTTGAGCATTCGTTGCTAGGAGGTCGGCTTTTCTAAAGCCAAATAATTTAGCAAAGAAAGATGCTATCCTGCCTTCCTTATTCAACCAAATGAAACGATCTTCCGACATCATTATTAGACTGCCTAATTCTGCATTAAGCATTCCCATGTTATGCAACATGGTTGCTGTCGCTCCAGATAAAGTCTTGAAACCCGGAAGCAATGTAGCAATAACAGTTGTAACGATACCAGCAAATGTCTTGATGCTGCCGAACAAAACTACAATTGGACCAAGGGCTGCAATTAGACCAAGAACTGCTACTGTAGCTTGTTTAATCTGCTCACTTAGATTATCAAACCAAGTTAAAACTTTAATTAAAATATTGCTTAATCTAATTAAATAAGGAAATAAAACACGCCCGATTTCTGCACCTAGCATTTTTACAGTCTGCATTAATACCTGATATTTAATAGGATCAGACTTTAATTTGATAGCGATTTCTTGAGCAGACAGGTCCTTAAGGCGCTTTGAAAGTTTTTCAATGTTATCTGAAGTAATCGTGGCCCAGCCATTACTCGCGATTAAACCTCTAATAAAACCTTGCGTTAAAACCTCATCTTTTAACAGTTCTTTTCCATATTCTTGCATAATAGGAATTAATTCTTTATAAGATGCTTGTTGGATATCAATGCCCTTACTTGCCGCCATCTGCATAGCTTGGCTATTATTTTGAATAGCCATGCGAACTTGATCCATACCAGTATTAATAGACTCTACTGTTGGGACGAAAGTTTTAATTTGACGCTTAGATACCAGCTCAGAAAATACTTGAGTTGCAGCTACTTTGCCTTGAGTTTGCAGCAGATAACGATACATTTCGCTTAATTTGATTAAGCGCTCCATGCCATTGCCTATATTTTGAACACCCTGAAGTGCTCCAACCCCAAAGGCTTTGTCGAAGACCTCAGCAGCTTTTTTAGTTGGACTTAAAATTCGCGTAAAGGTAAAGTTTAATCCCGTTGCGGCTGTTTTAATAGCAATGCCTCTATCGTAAAGACCAGTTAGCGTAGAGGCTAACTCACCGGCACTCAATCCAAAAAGCTTGGCGGCACCCGCAGCAACAGGCATTGCATCTGCTAATTGATTAAGGTTAATCGCAGTTTTGTTTTCAATTTGGTTTAACTGATCGACAATAAAGTTGGTGCCAGCAATTTCATCTTTAAATCCGGCAACACCGGGCTGGCCGCTCACAAAAACTTTAAGCATGGTGCGGTAGAAGTCAGTTGCAGTCTTAATACCAATGTCACCAAGAGTAGCTGTGTACATGATTTGTTCAGCCATCTGATTTGCTTCAGAATTGACGCCACGGATTTCATAACCCATAGCAACTATATCGCCAGTCAAAGCAGAAGCAGATTTTTGACTTACACCAAATTTAGTAACGAGGTCTGCAATGCCAGCTCTAATATTTTGCATTTGACGCTCGCCTTGTGGCGTATTAACTTTAATATTACCTACTTTTTGAATACGGGTAATTTCTTGAGCAACTGACATGTATAACTGCACAGCACGACGGGCACCAGCTAGCAATGGCAAGCTTAAGCTAAAGCTTAAGTTTTGACCCAGCCATCGCGCCTGTTTTCCAGCATCGCTCATTTTACGCCCTAACGCAGTAAGTGGTTCTTTTAACTGTCCATATTTCAGTTTTAAGCGCTCAGCATGAGAAATAGCCTGTGTAAAGGTAATCTGTTCTTTGCGAGCAAACTGCTGCATTTGCTGTGAACCCATCTTGCCAAATGGCATCTGCATCCATTCGCCTTGAAGATTTTTTCCCGCTGGGAAAAGACCGGGCATTCCGGAGGCGCTGCCTTTAGTTTGACTGCCAACGTCTTTCATAAACGATGTAAATGCACGCCTTTGACGCAATACAGAGCCTATAGATAAACTTTGATATGACGGAGCTCTAAACAAAGATTCAACAGCTTGTGATTGCTGCCGATATGCCCGTTGCATTACCTTTGTTTCATTAACAGTAGTACGCGCAAGACGCTTCTGGGCTTTTTCGTGTGCTTCTAAGGCTCTAGCAGCTGAACTGCTGGCGGTCTTGGCTGACTTGGCCATAGACTGAATGCTCTTGAGCACATCATCAATCTTTTTCTCAATAGACGCAAGTGAATCTTTTAAACCCTTGCCAAAAGAAACTGCATCCTTGCCCATCTTTTCAGCAGATGCTTTAATTTCTTTGGCTGCCGCCTGAATATCACGTTTAGCCTCTGCCGTGGCTTTGCTTATGCCCTGAAATGACTTTTCAATCTTTTCGGCATTTTTTACAACTTGACGTTCGAGTTTTTTAGTTTCGGCAATGCCAGCTTTGGTGATCTTCTCTAGCTGCTTAGTAGTATGATTGGCTACTTTTGTGATAGATGTTTGGATCGTAGCAAAATTTTTATTTATTGCTCCAGCAACTGTTCTAGAGGTAGACTTTAAACTATTGAGACCTTCCTTAATATCGGCAGTAGAATTAGTTATATTAGTCGATGAACGCCTAACTTGATTGGCAAGCGTCTTAATGTCCTTCATGAGGTCATCAAGTTGCTTGCCAGTTACTTCTACACCAAATTTAAGTTTAGGGGTTGTGGCCATACTACTCCATTGTCTCATAGCCTATACTAATAGGCAAAAAGCCGAGGTCATTACTCCCGGCAATATTATAACCTTGTTGTGAGGGGCTGTCGTCAGAAACATCGGCACCCATTGCCGCAGCCATTGTCTTCATAAGCCTCTGCTGGCGCTCCAAGGTTGAGTCATACAACTCCAAAAGTTCCTCCAGAGTGAGAGAATCTTCCATCTGATAAAAGTTAATCCATGCCCCGCATTCGCAAAAAACTTCTTTTTCATAGGTAAGGAGGGGGAGGTCATCAAAGTGAAGTCCTTCACCCGATGACGACCCCCCCTCCGTTACTCGTTTGGGTCTGCGCCCATTGCCGCATTGAGGATTGCATTGAAAGTTCTGATGTCCAACGAATCTTCGATGGCGTCAGTGTCTTTCGATAACTCTGGAGCAGCCTTCTCAAGGGCGATACTTGCAGCTTCAACCATCTTGTCAATGTCGCTGTCGCTCAGTTCTGTCTGATCCTCAAAATTCAGATCACCCACAACCTTCACGAATCTGCGAAGCTGACGGATAGTCAGAGGACGAACCTCTACTGTTTCCTCACCAATTGAAATCTTTGTTCCAGTTACTAAGTCCTTGTTGCTCACAAAGACTCACCTCCTAATCTATTTTTATTAAGCGTTAGCATCTACAATTGTACCATATTCCTTACCAGTTGACGAAGCATCTGGGAGGATACGGAACTCGACGGGCAGCTTAACGTTGTCGTTACGCTGGTAGCCTTGCTCCACGGTACCGAATGAAATAGCGCGCTTGCACGTGTAAGTACGAGTCTTACGCTGTGTTACAGATGTGCCCGGGGCGGGACCAACAACCTTGATCTGACGCTCTTCAGGAAGAGGGTCGTGAATACCAAGGTTCAGTGTTGTACCACCACTTTGAACACCCGGCTGCAGCGAGGTCTTAGCGGTGTCACCAAACCCAGCGGCACCACCATAACCCCAAGCAAGGGCAAGGTTGTCGAAGGTGTTCTCGGCAAGGGTTGTCTTAACCATTACCTTCACCTTCGACTGAATAACGCGAGCGGCGTCACCGAACTGGTCAACTTCAATGTCAACCATGTCTGGCTCCCAAGAAATCATAACGCCTTCCTGAGTACCACCTACGTCGTAAAATGTTACGCTACCGAGAGCAGAGGATGTGCTAGCGTTGCTACCAACGGAAAGATTCCCCTCACCCACGATAATATTTGCGAATGTTACAGCCATGAAATAACCTCCTTATTCAAGGACAAACATTTTTTTGCCGTTTCTATCCCTTCGCTTGGATAGACGCACTGCATGGACAAAATCGACCTCTTCAGGCCGTCTGCCGATGCCTAATGATTTTTGCCACTCAAATTCATATGTGCGCTTACCTACCCTAGCGATAAAACCTGGCGTTTTGCCAATGTATGTAATTGCGGTATACATTGCCATACACCCCTATCATAATCTATTTTTGTATATAAAGCAATTTAGTCATTGGGAATCCAGCACATTTCAAAAATAGAAATAAACTGATAGTAGCCCTCCGGCTGCGTCGGCTGACGGTCAGCCGAGCGCACTAAATTCATATATAACATTCTACCATATGTGTCGTCTATAGTCTCTAATTGAATCTCATCAGATTGGTTAAGGAGGGCAATTATTTGATTCCGCACGGCATAGCCCCGCTCAGCGTCTGTGTCTAATACGGCGTAGATCACTCGATCGTGATGGATATAGAACATATGCTCATCTTTGATGTCTGGTAAGTAGTCATAGAGGACGATAGGGGCTGTTTCCTCGTCGTATCCAACCATCGGAAATATTGTTATTTCCTCTTTGTCGGCCAACGACAATATTGTGGCGTCATTTTGAAGAAAGTCATTAACGCTATAAATCAACATTTACAGGCCCCCCGAAAGTCTGCCGGGACTTCCAAGATATTGCACAGTCTTCTCCAGTAGGGTGCGGCTCATAATTTCTTCAACCTCGTCAACCCGGCTTTCGATACCCGGATGTTCTGCTTTTTCACCAATGTACATACCGCCATGAGTAAACTCGAACACCAGCAGCATATGAGGACCAGAACTATGAATAGTGTGCGGCTGAGTACCGGACATTAGGAAAAGACCCACTTCATCGGCTGGCTCTACGTCAACTCCTACCAAGATGTTATTGCCACTCAATACTTGATTTTTCTTAAACTCAAAGTGCTCAATACCACGACGCTCGGCATCTGGGTGGCGGCCTTCGTGCTCTGTGAATAGCTCCTCAATCTCTAACTTGGCTTCCTCAATGGCATCATCGCGCGCTGCCTTTAAAGCTTCCCAAACATTTGACTTATACTTATTCACATTAGTAATAGCCACTTTTTCTACTTTAGATATATTGCTTTTACTTACTTTAATTTTAAACATTATTCATCAATCACCCTATAGCCAGAAACTTCAATATGATGAATTTTACCATAGAAGCCCGGCACTTTTACAATGCTAGTAATCTCGATAGGACCCGCCTCCAGAACATTGCCAAATCGGTCTACGACGTTATAAAGTCGCTTGCTGAAGTCGATAGGAGCATCTCCGTTAAAAGCAAAAGAAATAATTTCATTATGTGCATATACCGGAGTTGTCATAAAGTTGCGATTGTCATTAAATTGCGGAATAAAGGCGCATTTGACATCGGCTGACGAGACTGCCCAAGAGGGTTTCTTTTGACCGGCCGCCGTTGTTGTGGTGGTCTTGCTGTAAATGTCTACACGATGCACCATGCGGACATGTGTAATCATTATATAAGCCCCATTGTATAGATGGTATAGTCCATCAAAAGTACATCTGCTTCAATATTGCCTGTGCCGGACATGGCGGCATCTGAGAACGTCATTGAGTACTGATCCATCTTGGCATTGGAGATCCCGTGACGTGAATAGGCTGTATCGTCGTTCATGAAGTCATAAATCAATAAGCTAGCGGCTTCGGTGATATTTGATGGAACATGGTCCCATCCCCAGTTGGCTGTGAAAGTATAAAAGCTGCCGTCCATAAATTTAGGTTGAATGTACTGCTTTTCCTGTGTAGCGATAGGGATAATCTGCTCGATTCGTCGCATGTACATTTTTGACTCTACCGTTACCTCCACTTGATCTGAGATGTCCACATCGGGTTTCTCTGTAGCACTAATTAATTTGGTGCAACGGATGCCAAGGAAGATGTTTTCATGATCGTCCCCTTCATAAGTCAAGGACTTATTCTGGATCGATTGAAAATTCTGACCGCAAATGGTGTCGATAAAGGATCGAACCCTGCGCTCCAAGCCATCAAACTTCTCTGAGAAGTCAGTTTCTAGCTCTGGATACGTCTCAAAAAACTCACCCTCTGTGATGTAGGGGGTATAAACATTGATAAACGCCGTAGACGTAAAATCATCTCCGCCTTCTGTGTATTTCCAGACGATTTTGTGTTTTCCAAAGCTATTAAGATCCGTGGCAGTAAAATTGTAGCTATATTCACCGGCGGCGTCTCTTGTCGCTAACTCTTCATCTACAATCGTGTCACCCCACTCATGCACTAGCGAGACAAAGACTTGATAATCACCACTAACGATGTCGGCGTCAGAGGCTAAACTCAACGTAGCTTCATACTCTTGATTTTGCTTCGTATACACCTGTGTGGCCATATTTAAATCCTAAACTTGGCTTTTATCACTGACCTTGCCAGTTGTGGGTAGCCATCAAAGTCACCCTTTAACTCCACTATATACTTGGTTTCCGTGCTGGGAACCTCGTAGTCGTAATAAAAAATACCCGCGGACAGCCGACTGGCATTGCCAGTGCTTAAAATCTTCTTGGTTTCATAGCTATATACCGTAAAAGTGACGGCATTGGCATCAGCGTCAATCAAGACGTTAGAACTGTTTTTAAATGTCCCTTTGATTCTAATTGTGTCCCCCGTGTAAACAGTCGTTATTGCCATAGTGTTATTATAACTCCCTTCTTCCTTAAATGCCATCAATAGCAAGTACTATTGATTTATCCTCATATGTCATGGTGATATTGACAATCGTCTCAATGCTGATTACAGCAGAGACAGCATTAATATCTCCGACTCGTTGCTTAACTAAACTAGCCGCCATAGATAAGGCACCAGCGAACACTTTTGCGAGAGTGCGCCTCGTGGTGCCAGATGCCGAAATATTTCCACTCAGCGGCTTTCTAGCCACCTTAGAGAGGACCTGAGTGGGTAGTACCGAGCCACTCAGAATCCGGAAAGCAGATAGAATTTCGGCAAAGGAGCTTTGAGGTACCAGATATCCATCAAAGATCTTAGCTGATAGTTTCTGAACTGTCCCGGCTGCGGCCAAAGATGATGTCAAATATGCGGAAACCGCAAACTGCTTGGTGGCACTGCTGTCCAGCTGTCCAGTGAAATATTTGGATGGAATATATGCAATATCACCGCTGATAGCGGATACCGCCCCAACAAGGACCACCGTTAAGACTAAAATGTCATCCAGAGCAGCCGCTGGAGTCAGACTGCCGCTAAACGAGCGGCTCATAGACTTCACCAGCGTAGAATTCATTGCTATTGCGCTAGCAAGTAGCTTAACAATACTTGCATTGGCTGCATAGGTTCCGCTGGATGTTATTGATCCAGACGAAGATTTACTTGCTTCCTTTACGTTGACACCGGCTAAGGCAAGCGTATGTGCGATAACCTGAAAATAAAGAGCAACGCGAGGAATGGGTCTGTATGAGGATCGAGTGAATGTGCCTCGCCCCGAACGCGCCATTACCAGACCGCCGATCTATTGACACCCTGCAGCAAAGATTGTTTTCTGACTGTGGCTGTATCTGATATTCTTAAATAGCCAATTTTTCCATAGTTGGGAGTAGTATTAGTATCAGAACTCATTGCGGGTAAAGTAAAACCGTATGCCTTATTGGTAGGAGTGGCAAAATTGCCATATGTAAACGACCCTTGCAAGCCTGCCGACTGCCCGGGGGCTGGCGGCAATTTCCAACTGACTACAATAGCGGAGTCGCTGGTTCCCACTTTCTTTAAACAAACAGATAAATCCCACTGCTCGTCCGCTGGACGAAACCCAGAACTTGTAAGCGTATCTGTAATATTTCCAGATGAAGCTAGTTCTTGAGCTGTTCCAGCGACTGTTGCAAATAGCTTGATAACCAAAGTCCCGGGATTATTTTCTGGGGTAACATCACCACTTTTATTTCCAGCGTGCGAATAACCTAGTGTGATATATAAATTATTAGCTGAAACTGTATTAAAATCAGCATCAGCATAAAAACGCAGGCTAGGAACGTTATCAACAAAAAATGTTACAGTACCTGAGACATTTGTATAAGAACTTCCCGGGTGTATATGTCCCCAGTCTATGGTTCCATAAGATAAAGTATCAGCTGTGGTTCCCGATGAGCAGACAACAGCGGAGCCAGTAGTTGATAAATCCGGATCTGCTCCGACAAGCTTGATAGCAACTAAGCCTTGGGTAGCGTTGGTTGTCCATGTAATGGTATTGATGGTACCTGCTGTAATTATATCGCCCCACGATTGGTTGTTTCCAGTACTATAATATCCAGTCGCTGCATCTGCTGTTACTGATACGGCGCTCACCATTAAGTTAGTTTGATAAGTGGGAACAGTAGCCGCTACGGCATTCCTGCCGAAAAAATATATACAGTTTTGAGAAGCCGAACTACTACCGCCAGTGGCAAGAGGGCCTACGGATGTTGATGTAGCAGAGTTAGTAACGGCCGAACTCTCTATTGCAGTTGCTTCAACTGCATAACAGTTGATAAAGTCATAAGCCCAAGCATAGATACGAGATTGCGATACGCCACCGAAATCCACATTAATTGCTGTATTTGTTGGTGATGCTCCCTTAGCCCTAAATACCGTAATACGTCTAGTGCCATACGTTTGAGTATTTACCTGCGTCCAAGTAAGGCCGCATCCTGCGGTAATTGTGGGGGTAGTAGCCGTGCCAGACGCAATCTGATTAATAACGCACAATAAAACCAATCTATTGACGCCGGGTGTCGTTCCAACAGTTGCACTTAAAGAAGTACCAGTACCTGTTGCAGCTGTACCACTAATAATACTATTACCCTTAGTGGGCGAAGCACTAAGGGCAAAGGAGGCTAAGCCACTCGAAACCGCAAGTGTGGGTGACACAGCATTAGAGTCACTAGTATATGCATCAAAATTTCTTGTGATTGAGCCTGTTAAGTTGGGCCAACCACTTTGATTGTTTGAAAATTCATTGCCTGTAAAAAAGTTAGTAATTTGAGGCATTATATAACCTCCAATATGCAATCTAAATTATAAATTTCAAAAACATTGAACATTTTTTTTATGTCCGAATTGATACCCTCATTAATATATTTATTATAAAGTCTTTGTAGTGCCTCTAAATTCCACTGATTATTTGTCAATAAGGTTGCTGGAAACAGTGGATTACCGCTGAACATTTCTAGCATCCAAGTTTGGACTGACTGAAAGTCTTCATCAATAAAACTAAGCGCAGCAATATAACCATAAAGATTATTAACATCAAAAGATTCTTCAACATTAACTAATTTGCTAATCAACCAGTTGCGATGATTAACGACTGCATTGGTATATTCTTCAAAAGAATAGCCATATGGTCGAACAGGTCTATCGGCAGTAAAGGAATTAATTTGATTCTCTAAATCCCACTCTTCTGATTCCGTCTGGATGATAGCAATATGCTTATTGCGAGCAAAAATAACCTGATTGCTCCAGCGATTGACACTCAAGTTTTCCTCAATGAGAGTTTTACTAAAGTCCACACATGCCGATCTATTGTTTATAAATAACAAAAGGGCATCTATTTCTGGAATAAAGTCCAGACTAGAGACATAAGGGTTTTCTACGGACCCGTCGCCCAAGCATCTAACATGTGTAAAATAAGAGACTGTCATGGCTACTCCTGCCAGACGATACCTGCAGCAGCATTCACGGAAGCGGCTGCTGTAACCTCCAAGCGAAGGAAACTGCTCACTGGAATCTGAATCTCTCTATCCATCGGGTACTGCACTAAAATGCCTGACTGAGGATGCACGTAGTGCGTCTCAAGAGTGTCAGATGCCGTACCTTCTGCGGTAGCAGTATGCTTGGCTGTCGTAGCGGCAGCGTCGTACTTATCAGTGTATTTTGTAACTGTTAAGCTGGTACCTGTGATAGTGGCAGTCCCTCTTCTGATTTTGACAGTAATAGGGGTGGCCGTACCTGATGTGCCCTCAAACTCAACCCACCAACTTAATACCGTCGCACGCACGGTGGACGTTGTAGCAAGTTCAATAAGAGTCTTGGCAGATGTGCCTGTGGCCATACCACTGTTGGTAGCAACATAAATACCGTTCGACATACTAACCCCCCGCGGTGAACGTTAAGTCATAGGTTGTCTGCAACGCGTCACCGGATGAAAGGTTAACTACCGAGAACACTGAGCGGTCAAGAAGAACCCCACCAGCATTTGAAGCCTGATTGAAGATACCGTGCTCGCCCACAGCGGCTGTGCCGTCAAGGGTGTTGGTAGCAACTGTACGGAAGATGTTTCCGGAAGCCCCCTCACCAACTGTACCTGTTGGGCGTGTGTTGTTGGTAGCGTATTCAGTTGTAAGCTCTGTCTCAAGCGTTGTGTCACCAGCAGCCTCAGCATTGTCGCCAGTGCCAAGAGCGTGGTACTTGAAGTTCTCAAGCTCAAGCGTGTTCTGGAAAGCGTCAACAATAGCCTCAACACCTACTGTGGTAACTACGCGCATCGAAATAATACCAAGGTCAAGTGACTCTCCATTACGAATCACGGTACCCCAAAGTGTACCATAAAACGTAGGAATCTTATTGTCATAGGCCATCTTCGCGTGCTTCCAACCGCGCATGATGTTCTGCCAGTTCATTGTGCGATATGTACGCACTTCATCGTCTAAGTTTGAGTGCGGCATAGCGTACTCGTGTACTAATTCATTTAAATCCTTTGGACCCTCATTCGCACGAATAATCTGCAGGCCGACGTTGCCCGCAGCAGCGAGAGAGTGAGGATTGCTTTTCTGTGACTTCTTGAGCCCGAAAATTGACATATTTCCTCCTAAAATTTTGGGTTTAGACCCTATTGTTATTTTCCCATACGGGAAGTTAAGTAGCAAATTATGCTTTACTGATTAATCTCCACCTTGAAGCTGTTGAATCCCAAATAAAATCTAAATCTACTCTTGTAGTCGTGAATGTAGTAGGGAGAGTGACTGTACTCGCCACAAATTTAGCTGCATCCCATGAAAGTGCTGGTGTGCCGCTTGAACTTTTGAGGTGAATATGTAACATGTCTCCTTCACTTGGGGTACCAGTTGCTGTAAAGGCCGTAGTCACAGCATTCGTTTGAGCTGTGATACCATATAAAGCAACATTGTCAGTATTGACAGAGGGAGCCGCTGTTGCATCTGCTACTAATAATGGCTGCCTATCTACAGAGCGCCCGGTCGGACGAGAAGCAGAATAACTTTCTACCGTTGTAGTAGCAGATGCCCTCCAGTTTGACTTGGAAACAACATTGGTAGATGAACCAAGGAAATAAATATATGCAGCTCCGTAATTTAAGCTTCCTTCAAATTGATTATTTTCAATAGTAATACCGTCAGCTACATTACCAAGACCTGTTACTACAGTAGATGCATCTACTACAATACAACGCAGTGATGGCAATCTATTAGATGTCTGACCTGAAGACGGGCTAAACGAAAATAAATTATTAGAAATATTTACATTATAAGATGATCGCAGTCTAATGAACGCACCGGGTTGATATATTGCGTCTTCAGTGCCACTAGCAATACTGGCCGGTGATCCGGCATAAAAATAGCAATTAGTCATAGTAACACCACTAACTGCGTCTAATGCAATAACAGCACCAGCATTAACACTATTGCCTCCGGACGTTCTATTGGCTTCAAATTTACAACGATCGAAAACAATTCGATAAGGACGCTGCTGGGATGTGTAAGTAATGGCAGGATCTTTGCCGCTAACAGTTAAATGACGAAGCATTCCATTTTCAAACCAGCCGTCTCTAAAGACAATATTGTCTGCGGTCCACGAGCCTTCGTTGTCCGAGACCATTAAACCAGCAATAGCTGAATCTCCATCTGCATTCGAAGATGAACCGCAGTCGTCAATACGAAATCTTTCAACGGTGCCGTCTGAGGCTCCATTAAAATACATGCCGTATCCACGACAAGAAGATATTTGCAAATCGGCTAAGTAAAAAATATTTACCCACTGAACCTGCAGTCCTGTAACGTTGGCAAATCCTTTGCCGTCAATAGATATATTTGTAATTGTATAATTTGTTCTAGTTCTGCCTGTTCCGGGGTCGCTAGCGAACGGCTGAATTTTTAACATTGGACCACTTACTGCTGGGACGGCAGCTTTATTGTACTTTAATCTTGTTCCCCCATCTCCAGCGCTATTATTATATCCTCTAGAATTGCTGGTACCCTGAAGCATCATTTTCACATAAAAAACTCCACCAACTCCGTATGCTAAATTTAATACATTTAAATCATCGATATAAAAAGTGCCAGCGGTTAACTTAACATTGAAAATACCATTTGCTCCAGCGTAACCAATAGCAGTCATAATTGTGTCTTCATCGTTTGACCCTGCACATACATAGTCAGCGGCACTCTTCAATGTTGCCGGAGCATCACTAGCAGCGACTAGAACGTATGGGCGGGTATTTTGAAGAGTTGCCGATCCGCTAATCGTTGTTGGCTCCCACTGAGAAGAGGTGGAGTTCCAAGCGATAGCCTGACCTGAAGTTGGAGCGGTAGATGCAACAGTTCTATTTTGAATTTTAGCAACCGTTGGAGCCGAAGCAGTACCAGCTAAGTCACCGGCTAACTGAATAGCTCCTTTGGCGCCTGTAGTAGCGTCCGAAATACTGATTGCGGGCGTAGTTCCACCAGAAGAAACAATAGGTGCAGTTCCTGTTACTGCTGTGACCGTCCCTCCTCCACCGCCAGAAATTGTGGCTGGTGCCCATGCCGTTCCATTCCACGCAAGGGCCTGCCCCGCAGTTGGGGCGGTGCTGGTCACAGAACGTCCTTGAATTTTTACGACAGTAGGGTTTGGCATAGTGCCACTTAAATCACCACCGGCAGTAGTTAATCCGCTAATGCTAGAATCCATTGCGGCAATTTTTGTTGCTATATTAGCTGAGGCGCCTTTGGCAGTCCTTAAATCGCTAGAGATCGCAGCGACTTCTTCCTCTACCGCTGTGTGATCGGCGGCATGAAGGTCAGTACCGTCTGACTGGACGGCGGTTGTAGAGCTTGTAGGGTTTCTAAATGCCCTTCCACTATTGGGATATGATGCAGTCATAAAATCTCCATTCTAGTATATGTTCGCATACTCTTTCTTAAGTAGCAATCTCATAACCGTAATAAGCACGCAATTCTTCAGGTTCTGCGGTGCGGAAGCGTGAACTTTCCAGCAGAGTTTCTGCTTCACGCTCTTCTACTAGCTGATATGGGTGTTCTCGCGTAAACACAACTCCTGATGCCGTCGAATACCCAACGCCACTCTCCATGTATAAGAGAATTTTGCTCATATCATATAAGTATAGCAGAAGGCGGCCCCGTAAGGAGCCGCCTTCCACTAACCAATAATATTGTTATATTAGAGGCTGCGCACCTTAACGTTACGCATGTGAACGTAAGCCTCAGCGTTCTCAATCTGGTTCGCAACTCGGATGAACTGCGTGTACTCGATTGTGTCCTTCTTAGGCTTGAACTCGCGGTAAACCACGATGTCACGCT